CCGGGTCATCCAGCATCTGCGGCCGGTTCGCGTCTTTACACGCCTGACAGGTCCAGACGAACCCGTAGCCGCCCTCCTGGTGCCATTCGCATCCGACCCGACCGCCCGGCTGCACCTCAGCCAGCGTCCGAGGCCGGTAGTGCGGGTTCGGCTCGGCCGCCGCCGACCGCCGGTACGCGGCGTGCTCCCGCTCCCACGCCACCGTGCGCGGCATCAGCGCTTCCCTGGAGCCCTCGGGGATCTTCGCCCTCAGCGCGGCCAGGAACCCGGCGACGTCGGCGTCAGAAGCGTCCACATCCCGCAGCAGCTCATACGGGGGGCCGGGCTTCAGCTCCGGCATCGCCTGATCCTTCGGCACTCCCGCCTGGCCCGGCGCCCACCCGGTCGCCCTGGCCGCAGCCTGCCGCGCCTGGACGATCTCCCCGACGATGCGCCGGACGTGCGCGGGCATCATCCATTCGGTGTGCTCGGCGTAGTGCCGCCGCACCGCCTGCATGGCGTCCGCCAGCTCGATGTCGGGCAGCACCGACTGCCACGCCTCTACGTCGGCTTCCCCGATGGTGCGGTTGTTGAAGGCCGCGATGGCGGTCAGCAGCCGGGCGGTTTCCGCTCGATTCACAGTCCCTGCTCCTCGTACTTGGTGGCCAGGGCCAGGCCCTGCATCACGCGGTCGTTGGTCTTGCTGTACGGCGCGCCGGAGGTCGGCGCGTTGCCGGGCCGTCGGCCCGCCCGCTCGGCCGCCGTGCGCATCCAGTTGCGCCACGTCGCAGGCCAGTCGATCTTCTGACCCTTCAGGCCGGGCGCGGCCCGGAAGTAGTCCATGAACTTCTCGTGCTCACGCTTGCCGTCGATCACCGCTGGCAACTGCTCTTCGAGGAACCAGGCCCGCATCTTCTCGTCGGGCATGAAGTCCTCGGGCACCCTCGTTGCCCGCTTCGAGCGCGAAGCGCCGGGGGTAACAGGTGATGGTTCTCTTAGTGACGGATCCTTATCAGGAATAAGCGCCAGCTCCCGGCGCTGGCTATCCGCCAGCTCCTGAGGGGTACCCTCCGGCTCCTGGCGCTGGTGGGCCCAGTCGTCGGCGTCTGGCTCCATCGTGTCGGCCCCGTCGACAAGCAACTGGTACCGGCTGGAGCGGCGCGTGTGGTTGTCGCGGTAGCGGTAGAACACCCGGATCAGCCCCTGCTCGGCCAGCAGCTTGGTCGCGGCGCGGACCGTGCTCTCGCTCAGCTCGGTGATGTCGGCCAGCTTCTTCACCGACGGGTAGCAGGAGTAGTCGGTGCCCGCGAAGTCGGCCAGGATCATCAGGATGAACTTCGCCGGACTGTTGCCGGTCTTCTGGGACTTCGCCCAGGCGGTCGCGTCATGCGACATGTGGTGCCCTTCAGATGAGGCACCCTGACGAGTTGTCCGAGGTGTATGCCGTCGGTAGACTCGTGGGTGCGGATTAAACACACGGATAGCTGTTCTCGTTCAACGCCTCGGGTTGCCGCCCGGGGCGTTGCTTATTGTGCACCTCCGTCAGGCGGCAGGCGACACGCTCTCCTCGGGGTTCTCGTACCAGACGCGCCGGGTCGGCGTGGCGAAGTGGTCGATGATCGACTGGGCGTACCAGAGCGGCACCCCCTTGATCAGCGGGAAGTCCACCGGGGGCAGGTGGTCGCGCTGCTGCCACTGCTGCGGGGTGTACCGCTCGACCTTCATGTGCCGGGCGATTCCGGCCAGGTCGACGACCTCCCGGCGCCGCCACACCTCAGCGCGCAGGTCCATGTTCTCGGCGGCCAGCCGCTCGTTCTCCTTCACCGCCTCCTCGTAGAGACGCTTGTAGCTGGTGCCCATGTGTGTTCCTCCGTGGTGCTGGTGGGGGCGTCAGTCATGAGCATACAGACCGGGGTGCAGCAGGGGTAGGTGGCGGATACGTTGACGCGCTCTGTACGGTGGTAGTTGACAGAGGGACGCACTTGCCCCACGATGGTCCCCATCAACCCCGAGGAGGTCACCCATGCTCAGCCCGGTCGTGCTGCCCGTTCCGGCCGCCGTCGCCGTCATCGCCCTGCTGGCCGTCATCGCCGCCCTGGGCACGCTCCAGGTCCGCCTGGAGGACCACCTGGAGCGCTACCGCGCCTGGCGGCCCCAGAGCGTCCCGTCCCCGCAGCCTGTCCCCGCCCCGGCGCCGGTGCTGGACCGGCCGTTCGCGCTGCCGTCGCCGGTCGGCCGCCCCATCCCCGTCATTCCCGGCCGTCACCGCCTGGAGGACGTCCTGGAATTCCCCGGCCCGGTGTACCGGCCCCGGGAGTGGCCCGCCGACCAGCGGCCGTTCGTCGGCGCCCTCGCCCCGATCTCCGCCCGCCCGTTCATCGCCCCGATCTCCGCCCCCCCGGCCGTCCGTGAGCTGGAGGCCGCGCTGTGACCACCTCGGCGGAGACGCTCATGCGGATCGAGTCCATTCGCATGCCGCAGTACCGGGCCAGCTACGGCTCCTGTCTCGACCTGGCCAAGAGCATCGACGAGGAGGGCCTGCGGCACCCGATCACCGTCTGGTCCGACGGCACCCTGATCTCCGGCGGCCGTCGGGTCCGGGCTCACATGCTCGGCCAGAAGTCCCGCATCCCCGCCGTGTTCGTCTCCACCATCGAGGACGCCGCCAAACGGCTGCTCGACGACAACGAGGACGACCACTTGGCCCTGCCGATGAAGTGGTCGGAGGTCTGCCGCCTGTGGGAGCGGATGCGGGACCTGGACGCCCCGGCCGCCGCTCGCCGCGCCGACGAGGCCCGCCGCCGGGGTGTGGCCCTGCGCCGCCAGACCCAGTCCGGGCGCCGCCGCGCCGGGCGCTCCAGCAACCGCAGCGAGGACTACACGCTGAACGTGCTCCGCGAGCCGTGGAACACGTCCTACGCCACCGCCCGCCGCGTCGAGACGATCTACAGCATCGCGTACGGCGGCACCAACGACATCCGGCGGGAGCTGGCCGTCGAGGTCATGAAGGACCTGGACGCCGGTTCCGCCGTCTGGCCCGGCTACCAGCGGTTGCTCGACGCGCGTCCGGAGGGCCCCCGCCCGTCCCCGGCCCGGCCCGCCCCGCCGCCCGCCGCGCCCGCCGTGCAGGCGTCGGCAACCCGTCAGCTCGCCGCCTGGGAGCGGGCCCTGCCCCTGATCGAGGGAGCCCTTGCCGGGCTCGTCGAACTGGGCGCCCCGCACCCCGACCTGACCTGGAGCCAGGTCGGTCCCACGTACAACCGTCTCGCGGCGTCCCGCCGTGCGATGGAAAAGTTGATCAAGCAGATGAGGGAGAGCAACAAGTCATGACGCCCAAGCGCTTCGAGATCGTCAAGGGAAAGGTCGGCGACTTCGCCATCGACCCCAACGTGCAGCGCGCCCTCCAGAAGGGCCGCGTCGCCACCATGGCGGAGAACTTCAACCCGGACGCCCTGGGCGTCCTGACCGCCTCCCGCCGCACCAACGGCCTGTCCTACCTGGTCGACGGCCAGCACCGCTACCGCGCCGCCGAGCTGGCCAAGTTCGACGGCAGCTTCGACGCGAAGGTCTACTACGGGCTCACCATCCCGGAGGAGGCCGCCCTGTTCCGGCTGCTCAACACCGCCCAGAAACCGTCGGCGATCGACCACTTCGTCATCGCCTGCGTGGAGCAGGACCCGGACGCGCTGATGCTGGCCCGGTACATGAACGAGAACGGCTGGTCGGTCGGCGCCTACTCCGCCCACGCGAAGATCACCGCGATCGGTAGCCTCCAGCGGGTCTACGGCCGGTCCCCGCAGTCCGCCGCCGCGACCCTGGCCGTCGTCACCAAGGCGTGGGGTCACCAGCCCGCCGCCGTGCACGGCCCGCTGCTGGAGGGCCTGGGCCGGTTCCTCGCCCGCTACGAGAACCACCCCACCTTGCAGGTGAACCTCAACGACCTCGGCGCCCGGCTGTCCAGCTACCCCGGCGGCCCCGCCAGCCTCGTCGGCAACGCCCGGGGCCAGAAGGTCACCCACACCGGCAGCCTCGCCAGCGCCGTCGCCCGGATCATGACCGGCATCTACAACGAGCGGCGCCGCTCCACCAAGCTGCCCGAGTGGGCCTGATACATCCCCGCCAGCACCCGCCCCTTCCCGGAGGGCGGGTGCTGGCCCATGCCCAGACAGTTCGGCCACGCTGACGGATCTCTCGGCTGGAAGTGCGACAAGTGCTCGCACAAGCATCGGCCCGGCACGGCCTGCCCGCCGACCGGGGTGTGGCTCGACAGCCGCCGCCCCGTCAGTCTGTCCGCCGGGGTCATCTGGCTCAAGCGGCCCATGCCGGACGGCCAGTGGCCACCCGACCGGCGCAAGCCCCGCGACGACTCGTTCTCCTGGTGGATCCGCGCGCACTGCGGCCATCATGGCGGGGCCCGGCAGTGGGCGTTCTACGAAGAGCGCGACGCCGACACGTACGAGCAGGTGTTCCGCGACGACCCCTGCCACTGGACCCAATGCCAAGATCCAAAACGGAGGAGATGAGGATGGCGAACTGGGCCTGGCCGCACACCCCGGCCAGCCACCTCGCCCGGATCCAGCTCGTCGGCGGCCCCGGCGACGGCGTTCATCCCGCGTTCGTCCCGCCCGACACCGCAGCGCCGGTCCAGGTCGCCTGGACCGTCTGGCTGCCTGGCGAGGGGTTCGCCGCGTTCCTGTACGAGTGGCGCGGCGAACGGACCGTGGACCGGGGCCGCACCGACGCCTTGATCTACCGCTGCGCCCGCCGCCTGGCCGCCGACGAGATTCCGCCGCTGCTGGCCGCCGACGCCGAGCTGTGGGCCGACGGCGCCGCCATGATCGCGTCCGCGACCGATGTGCCGCCGGAGATGATCTGGCCGGGCCTGTAGGCCGTAGGCTGGGCTCCGGAGGAGAAGCCCATGCCACGCCGTCGTGATCGCCTGCACCGCAGCAATGACCACACCCGCGCCCCCGAGGTGCTGGACGCCCTGGAACGCCGCAAGATCGAACTTGATCCCACGATCGACCCCTGGGAGCGCCAGCCCGGCGAGAACCCGCGCAACTACGGCCTGTTCCAGATCTACCTGGACTACGGCCGGATCCGCACCGTAGCCCAGGTCGCGGCCATGTCACCGCTCGCCTACACCACCATGGTCCGGATGGCCCGCCTCGGCCGCTGGGTGGAACGCGCCGGGCGCTGGGACGCCGAACAGGACCGCATCACCGCCATCCGCCTCCAGGACGCCCGCGAGGACATGGCCCGGCGGCACGCCAAGGCCGCCCAGGCGCTGATGAAGAAGGCCCTCGACCGGCTCCAGACGCTCGACATCGACGCGATCTCCCCGCACGCCCTGATCCTGATGCTCGACACCGCCGCCCGGATCGAGCGCGCCGCGCTGGGCCTGGAGACGATGAAGGGCGGCGCCGCGCCGACCACCGTCACCGTCGCCGCGACCGCGTCCACCGACGAGTCGGGCAAGCCGGAGATGCGCATCGAGGTCGGCGTGCAGCATGACAAGATCATGGCGTCGCTGGACGCGATGGTGCAGCGCATGAGTCTCGAGCAGATCACCGCCGGGTACGAGGAGCTGACCGCGAGCGCAGAGGAGGCGACTCGCGCACTGGACGCCGCCCTTCCTGCACCTCCTCCGCAGTGAAGGCGCTGGCGCGGGACGGGGGTCGCCTGCCGGGCGGATCGGCGACCCCCGTCCACCGCATCGTCTCCGCCGCCGACTGGGCCGCCCTGTTCCTGCCGTCGGCGTTGCTGCTCGCCGAGATGTTGCAGCCCATCCTCATCATCTCGGTTAGTTTTCGATCATGAGTCTGTCTCCGGCCCAGAAGCTGGCGCTGCTGCCCCCTGCGCTGCGCCGCTCCTGGCTGAAGGAGCAGTCCCGCGAAACCCTCGAAGAGATCCAGAAGGGCGCCTGGTGGTGGGTCGGGCGCCCCGAGCAGTTCCGGCCGCCCGGCAACTGGCTCGTCTGGCTTATCCGCTCCGGCCGTGGCTGGGGCAAGACCCGCACCGGCGCCGAAGACCTGCTCGACCGCGTCTTCCGCCACCCGGTCGACGCCTTCGGGCAGCGCACTGAATGGCTGGTCGTCGCCGAAACCCTGAACGACTGCCGCACCGCCTGCATCGAGGGCAACTCCGGCCTGTTGTCTGTACTGCGCCGGATGGGCCTGGAGAACCATCGCGACTTCGAGTACCGCAAGTCTCCGAAGCTGATGATCGAGTTCAAGTCGGGGCAGCTCATCTACTTTGAGGGCGCCGACAACGCCGACGTCGGCCGTGGCTACAACGCCGCCGGGGCCTGGCTCGATGAGCTGGGCAAGTGGCGCTACACCTACGACGCCTGGTACGAGGGCATCCTGCCGTCGCTGCGCGCCCCGCTGGTCGGCGACCAGCCCCGCGCCGTGGTCACCACCACCCCGAAGCCGATCAAGCTGCTGATCGAGTGGCAGCACGAGACTGACGGCACGGTGGTCATCACCACCGGGTCGATCTTCGACAACATCATGAACCTGTCGAAGAAGGTCGTCGACATCCTCCGCCGCAAGTACGAGGGCACCCGGGCGGGGTTGCAGGAGCTGTACGGGCTGCTGCTGGAGGAGATCGAGGGCGCCCTCTGGACCCGTCCCATGATCGAAAACAACCGGGTGAAGGCCGCCGACCTGCCCGACCTCAAGCAGACCGTCATCTCCATGGACCCCGGCGCCACCGGCACCGGCGACGAAACCGGCCTGCTCGCCGTCAGCCGCGACTACGCCGACCAGGACTACGTACGCGCCGACTGGACCTGCAACCTCGTCGGCAACGCCGCCGCCCGCAAAGCCTGGCAGATGGTCCTGCGCTACGACGCCACCTGGCTGGTCGTCGAGACCAACATGGGCAAAAAGTGGCTCGTACAGGTGCTCACCGACGCCTACAAGGAGATGCAGACCGAGGGCCTGTTCCCGCCCGGCCCCGCCCCCATTAAGGAGGTCACCAGCCTCGCCGGGAAACGACTGCGCGCCGAGCCGGTCGCCGCCCGCTACGAGCAGAACCGCATCAAGCACGTCGGCACGTTCACCGAACTGGAAGACCAGCAGTGCACGTGGATCCCCGGCGAGAGCAAGTCCCCGGACCGCATCGACGCGCTCGTGCAGGCCGTCCTGTTCCTCATGGGCAAGGAAGGCACCCTGATCCGTGTCGCCGCCCCGTCGTCGGCGCCGATGCCGGTCAGCTCCCCGTACGGATAGACTCACCGGCGTTGACCGGCTGATGGCTGACCGCCACCGATCGTCCGGCGCGACGGGTTGAGAGCGCGGCAGTGCCGCGCACCTAAAGACGCCCCGCCCACCCCCGCCGACTCGGGGGCGCGGGGCGCTCCCGTCTCCGGACAGCACGAGGCCCCCTGGACCTAACGGGGGCAAGTCCAGGGGGCCTCTCTCCCCAGCGTCTCCGCCGAGGCCGACCTTCAGGTTACCGCTTACGCCGACCCGGCCGCAGTCCGCGCAGCCGCTTCAGCCGCCGCTCCCGCACCCCGGCGAGGGTGCTGATCAGCTCCGACATCTCCTGCGAGTCCAGCACAGTGAACGTGGCGATGGTGGCCTGCCGCTCGGCGTAGGGCAGCTCGGAGCGGCACAGGTCCGTGGCGTATCTGGTCTGCTCAGCCGACGGCGCACGCCGCCACGAGTTGATGACCGGCGTCTCGATCGTGTCCTTCTCCAGCGTCTCCATCGCGCGTCCTCTCGCGGGTTCGTGGCGTTTCGTCCTCCTTCCAGCGTGACTGATGATCCCCACATGTCAAGCCCGAATCGACGCCCCGTCTGTCCGGGGTAGACACCCCGCGCCAGGACGACTACCCTGGAAACCGACAGACCAACCAAGGAGGACACCCGTGGACGCCGGTATCGCCGACACCCTCAACCGCCAGATCGCCACGCACACCGCCCAGAAGCTCGACCGCATCGACCGCGTCCTGGGGTACGAGATCCACGCCCCCTGGTACCTGGCCCCCATCGCCGCCACGTTCATGGGCGAGAACGACACCGACAACGCCGACCGGGCCTGGCTCGTCGGCTCCCTCGTCGCCAGCCAGGATCAGATCGCGTTCGACAGCTACCCCGCCGACGGCGACTGGGAGCTGCTGTTCGCCGCCATCCGCGCCGAGATCACCGGCCGCCGCCTCCTGCACGCCCGGCGCGCCGAGAGCGGCACCGTCGCCACCGTCGCCAACCACTAGAACCGGGCCCTGCCGGAACCCCACCCGCTCAGCGCGAAAGAGCCTCGGGCGGACTGGGTAGTGTAGGGTCACGAGATACAGGGAGGGACCGGGGCAGGCCAACGCCTCCTTCGGTCTGTCAAACCGGGCGGTCTCCTTGTCTTCCGCCCGGAGGTAGGCCACCCGGTCCCTCCCGCACCGCCCGAACCCCATGAGGAGAAGCACGTGGAACTGGTCCTGCGTCAGGTCGACGGCCGTGGCCGCCTCAACCTCGAAGGCATCGTCACCCCCGGCGCCCACTACACCGCCACCCCCGACGCGGACGGCGCGATCGTCCTGAGCCCCGTCAAGGTCCTCACCACCGCCGTGAAGCGCACCAACGACGACGGACGCGACGACCCCTCCCTCGTGTGACACACTCTCCCCGGTTCGGCCCGGCGGCCGGGGGTGATTCACCAGCCGGGATGACAACCCAGGGAAAGACCAGGTGACGGCCACCAGAGGTGGCGCACAACCCCCGCGTCTGCTGACCGCCGAGCGTTCCCGCCACCCCGGGAGCAACGCAGAGCCGATACGCAGGCCGGGGCCCGGGGAGATAGCTCAGATGGCAGAGCGCACCTCGCTAAGAGGTCAGCCGGACGACCGAGCCGGTAAGAGGCCGCAGGTTCAACTCCTGCTCTCCCCTCGCAGAGGAACACCAGGTGTCGCGGCAACTGACCGGCATAGTGCCCGGAGGAACCCCGTCGACTGCTCAGCCTGGTGCCAACCGACGCCGCCGGACCCGAGCACCCGGCGGACCCTGTAGCTCAGCAGCGCGCCAGCCGCCCCAACGGAGGTCTGACGCCGGATAGAGCGCCTGCCTCACGGCAGGAGGTCGGCGGTTCAAATCCGTCCAGGGTCACAGAACCGGCGGCTCCTAGGCGCGAGCGCTCGCCACCTAGAGCCACACCGGTGACAGCCGGAGAGACGGCTGGTAACAGGAAACGGTGATGAGCTGCAAGGGGACGCGTACCCGACCAGTGAAGAGCCGGAGTACCGCTGTGTGGGCAAAAGGGTAAAGCCGCCCCGGGCAACCGGGGAGTCTGCGGGTTCGAGTCCCGCCACAGCACGCAACAGCAAGGCGACGTAGCTCAGCGGTAGAGCACCCCCGGTCGGAGAAGCCGTGCGCACGATGGATACCGGCCCCTGGCCCGATCAGCCAGTGCGAAGGGGGAGGAGCGGTACCGGGAAGGCCACCGGAAACCTGGAGAGATCATCCAGGCAGAAGGACAGGTGGACTCGGCACCCCGGAGGTTCAAGTCCTCCCGTCGTCACGGATGCACACGCGGAAGCGGAAGGCGACGGCCCTATGTACGGCCTGCGTGTGCTGTCACCGCCCCGGTGTCGACCAGACGTGGACTGGGGAGGTGGCGGGTCGCCAGCAGGCCCTATGGAAATCCCCCGGGGCCACGGCGTGGATTTGTCTGCTGGCGACCTACCACGCGTATAGGAGGAGACGACAGGCATGGCGAAGAAGCCGCCGAAGAACGTCAACAAGCTCATAGCTGACCACCAGCAGAAACCGAAGAAGAAGCCGCCCGCGCCGACCCTGGCAGCCCGGTTCAAGGTCAGGGCCAAGCCGCCGAAGAAGCCACCGAAGAACGTCATCGGCCTGATCGAGCAGGCCCTGAAGCGCAAGGGGAAGTGATGGCCGACAGCGAACTGCCGAAGCGCAAGAGCAAGCGGTCCCGCCCGGCCGACCAGACTCCGCCGTCACCGCCGCCGCCCACGAAGATTCTGGTGGCGATCCTGAAGAAGCTCAGAGGGGGGAAGTGATGGGGAAGGCCAGGCCGCCCGCAGGCCGCCCGCCCGGCCGCCGGGGCAGGGGAGGTAAGGGCCCGGGGCCGGAGTACCGGCCGAGCCGTACCGGCGGCGGGACCACGCACAAGTCGTCCTCGGTGGAGGGCTCCCCGATCATCCGGGTCGTCTACGGGATCGCGGGGTTCGTGGCGTGCACCATCGGCGGCACGGTCGTTCTCGCGCTCCACGTCTACGGGGTGATCTGAGTGGCACGTCAGGGTCAAGGGCCCGGGTCTCGGGCGATCCGTAAGACCGGCTCCAACTACAACCCGAAGCCCTACCGGGGGCGCACACCGCCGCCGCCGAAGAAGCGCGACTGCTGCCCGATGGTCGCGGCCGTCCGCTCCGCCAAGCGGGGCAAGTTCCGCCTGGCCAGGCGTTACGCTGCGATGTCCGCCCGTCTGATCGTGCAGAGGAGTCGTCGTGACGTCGCATGGCCATAAGCCTCCTGACCCGCGCAGGATCAAGCCGCGCCCTCGGGATCGGCGCCGCCCGGTGTCGCCCGGCCGCCGCGACGGTAAGGGCACCGAGGACTGCTGCCCGATGGTCGCCGCCGTCCGGTCGGTGAAGCGGGGGAAGCTGCGGCTGGCGCGCCGGTACGCGCTGATGTCGGTGCGGCTGATCGTGGCGCGGATCGGACCGGCATGAGCCTGAACTGGGTCCTGGTCCTCCAGATCGTCATCCTCATGCTCATCGGCGCCCTGCTCATCGAGGCTGTCTGGTGCGCGATCCTGGAGAAGAAGGCCGACACCGACATCAAGCGCTGGCGGGAAGGGGTGCGACGTGAGGGTTCTTCGCAGGATCGGTGACCCGTTTCCTCGGCTGCCGTCCCGGTGCCGGGCGTGGATGCCGTTGAACTGGCACCTGAACCGCCGCCCGCCCGGCGCTCGCTAGTCGCAAGCCTAGTTACTGGCCGGTACGAGTGCCAGAAAACACGGGGAAACACCCAGCAGAATCCGACCAAAAGGGGACACACGTGACGACTGAAGAGCCCGCCGCCGCTGAATGGGACGAAGCGCTCGGTCATCCCGCCGAACATCTCGCCCTCCTCAACCGCCGCCTGAAGGCCACAGAGACCGATCTGACCGCCGCCGAAGACGCCCGGAACGACGCCCTCGAATCCTGCCGGGTCCTGTCCATGGCGCTCGCCGGGGAGGGCCTCGACACGATGCGCGCCACCAAGAAGGCCGACGCGTTGCGTCTGGCCAACGGCATCCTGCGCACCGCCCGCGCCGACGTCGAACGCGAACGCGACGATGCCAAGCGCCGCCTCGCCGTCATGGAGGACGCCTACACCGCCGCCCAGAAGCAGTCCGCCGCCCGCTACGAGGAGCTGACCGAAGCCAACCGGCTGCTCAACCTCGCCATGCACCTGCGCCAGCACGGCGAGAACGCCCCCGGCGGCACCGAGACATGGGCACAGTTCGACCGGGAGGCCGAGACGTACCTGCGCTGGGGTGCCCCCGACCGCCGCAAGGACAAGCCGCTGTGACCGGTCCCCGCTACGTGCTGCTGTCCGGCGGCGCCACCGTCGTTGTCGGCGGCCTGGCCGCCAACCCGGCCGCCCGGCACGGGTTCGTCCCCGACGCCTGGACCGGCACCTCCTGCGTGGCGTGCTTCGGCTGGGTCTCCGACCCGCAGCACCTGTTCCATTCCGTTCCATCCGGGCGCCTGCCGTCCCGCCCCCGGCGCGTGCAAGGCGTATCCCCGTAGCGTTTTCGATCATGAAGGAGGAGGCATGCGCTACTTCTACGACACCGAGTTCCTCGAAGACGGCCACACCATCGACCTGATCTCCATCGGCATCGTCGCCGACGACGGCCGCGAGTTCTACGCCGTCAACGACGACGCTGCCACCGGTGGCCTGTACGAGAAGATCCGCCGCCACCGGTGGCTGATGCTCAACGTCGTCCCGTCCCTGCCGCTCAAGTCCGGCGTCGTCCAGCCGCACGGCGGAGACGACATGCCCGGCCGGTACAGGCTGGACCTGGACAGCAACACCGTCATGCCGCGCCGCATGATCCGCAACGCCGTCCGCGACTTCCTGCTGTCCGCAGGCGAGGTGGAACTGTGGGCCGACTACGGCGCCTACGACCACGTCGCCCTCTGCCAGCTCTTCGGCCCCATGATGCTGTTGCCGCCCGGCTTGCCGATGTTCACCAACGAGTTTCAGCAGGCGTGGAACGGCCGGGGCCGCCCCGAGCTGCCCGACCAGCCCTCCGGCGTGCACAACGCCCTGGAAGACGCACGGCACCTGCGCTCGTGCTTCGACAGCGTGTTCCGCCCGTCGGAGCCGGTCTGGAACGAACCCCCGGCGAAGATCGAGAAGACCTGGGGCGACGCCCCGTAGCAAAGCAAGGCGAGCGTGCCCGGAGAAGTGACCAGGCCATAACGGGCTAGGTAGGTATGTCGCTCCACGATGCAGGGACCATCACGTGCACTGGTCCCGAGCGGGATGGATTGAGCCCTATCCGAAGCGTCAGGGTTGCGCCTGACGACGCGGGTTCGAATCCCGCCCTCGCCACGATCCTGGGCGCCCCGGGCTCACGCCCCCCGGGATGTGTCACCCCTGCCGTCCCCTGGCCGCAGAACGCGGCCCGCCGAGGCTCGCGGGCGCCGGAGCGACGCCGAATGCGAACGCGGGGCGGCAGGGGCTCAAACGTCCCTCCCGGATAGACACGCCTAGCGCCCGGAGTGTAGGGTGAGAGCTGACAGTTCCGATCAAGGAGGAGAACAGCATGCACGCCGACCTGAACACCAACTGGGACGACTGGGACGACGCGCACGGCGACGTCAACGAGCCCACCAAGCTCGCCGTGCTCCGTGAGTACATCGTCGCGTCCGCCCGCGAGCAGGTCACCCGGGGCAACATCACTGCCGAGTGGGCCAACAAGAAGCTCAGCAAGCTCGGCATCACCGAGACGATCCCTGTCAACAGCTTGTACGTGATCCGGCAGGAAGCCACCGGCACCGTCGAGGTCTCCGTCTACGCCAGCGACCGGACCAGCGCCCTGGCCTCGTTCGCCAACCGGCTCGCCGACCCTCGTGGCGTCACGGCCCGGTCCGTCGTCGTCGGGGGCACCCCCGAGTTCGTCTCCGGCCCGGAGGACGCGCAGCCGGAGGTCGGCCCGGACGCCCCGCAGACCGTCGATGCCACCCTGGCCGCGCTCCGCGAGACGGTCATGCTGGCCATCATCGCCGGTCCGCGCGTCTGCGAGCACGGCGCCAACGAGTTCCTCGGCGAGTACGGTCTGCCTCCGGTGCCGGAGCGCAAGACGTTCAAGGTGTCCCGCCCGGTGCAGGCCGTCATGGAGACCGAGGTCCAGGCGTACGACCCGGCCAGCGCGCAGCGGGTCGCGTCGTGGCGCTGGGATAACGACCGGTCCGGGTTCACGGTGACCGGCGGGGATCCGCTGGGGGACGTGGCCGTCACGGCTTCCTGATCTCCTCCTAGGGAGGGCTGCACCCCCTTGTCCGGTTCGGGCAGGGGGGTGTATGCTGTGGACTGACAGACCGGACCAAGGAGGCCCGCATGAACACCCCCACCACCATCGCCGTCGCACTCGCAGCCATCGCCCTGGCCGCCGTCCTCGGCGGCTACATCATCGACCGGCTGAACCAGCGGCCCGCCACCCGCACGCTGCGCATCCAGGTCATCCAGGGCGACATCACCCGGCAGAACGTGGACGCCATCGTCAACGCCGCCAAGCGCACCCTCCTCGGAGGCAGTGGCGTGGATGGAGCCATCCACCACGCGGGCGGCACCGACATCCTCCGCGCCTGCCACCACCTGCGCGCCACCACTCACCCCGACGGGCTGCCCGCTGGTCAGGCCGTGGCCACCACCGCCGGGAACCTGCCCGCCGAATGGGTCATCCACACCGTCGGCCCCGTCTACGACCCCACCGTTCCCGGCCAGGCCGCCACCCTGCGGTCCTGCTACACCGAGTCCCTGCGGGTCGCCGAGAAGCTGGGCGCCGAGACGGTCGCCTTCCCGCTGATCTCCTCCGGCGTATACGGCTGGCCGGTCGCCGACGCCATCACGCAGGCCATCACCGCCCTGAACGCGGCCGACACCACCGTCAAGACCGCCCGACTGGTCCTGTTCGACGAGGACACCTACAACACCGCCCAGAGCCTGAGGCTCATCGACGACACCATGAAGGGGCTGAAGTGATGGTCATCGAGGTCACGGTTGCCCGCGACGGCCGCACCCTTTTCGGCCGCAAGCGCTGGAAGGTCACGTTCCGCCGCCGCCAGGGCGGGGGCGGACACCTGACCCGCTTCGGTCTCTCCAGCCGGGAAGTCACCAAGGCCGTCCGGGAGATGCTGGAGCAGCTCCTTATCCACGGCGGCGCGTGGGAGTTGCGCGTCGAAGACGGCGCCGTGCCTCCCACGCTGCGCAAGATGCCGAGCATCTAGCGCCCCGTACAGTCCCCGAGCCGGGCTGACCACCTACGATGGTGGCCATGCCCGGCTCTTCCATGTTGTACCTCATATACCTGCTGGCGTTCGCCCGCATCGTCGTGCTGCTCACCAGGGACGCCATCCTCGACAAGCCCCGCGACCGATTCGTGGAAGCCCTCATCGAACGCAAGCGCGGCAGCCTGGCCTACCTGGTGACATGCCCGTGGTGTCTCTCCATCTGGCTGGCCATCCCCGCCGCCCCCGTGATCTACGCTTACGGCCAAACGCCGTGGCTGTTCGTGCCCGCCCTCGGACTGGCCGCCTCCGCCGCAGCGGGCATCCTCGGCCGCGTGAAGGGGTGACGGAGTGGGGCTGCTGACCCGCAAGATCAAGCCTGCCGGAGGCATCGAAGGCCCGGGTACGCGCCCTGCGAACGCCCTGATCGGCGCGGCCGTGCCGATCGACCTCACCGACGCCACCTCATGGCAGATGTTCAAGCTCGGCGACCATCGCTGGCAGCATGAGGCATGGCGCCACTACGACATCTGCGGCGAGATGCGGTTCGTCGTCAACTGGATCGGCAACGCCATCAGTCGCTGCCGCCTGTACGCCGCCGACGTCTCCGACGACGGCACCGTAGGCGACGAGACGACCGACAAGCAGGCGCAACTCATCGCCGAAACGATGTTCGGCACCCCCGCCGCGAAGGCGCAGGCGCAGCGGCTGCTCGGCATCAACATGATGGTCGCCGGGGACGTGTTCATCGTCGCCGAGGGGTACAAGAACACCGGCCAGGACGGCACCCCCGACCAGGACAAGTGGTACGTGTGCTCCGGCACGGAGGTGTACCGGCGCGGCGACGACATCATCGTCAAGCGGTCCATGACCCACGGGGGCGGCAACTACAAGCTCGACCCGGAGAAGGACCTGCTGATCCGGGTGTGGAATCCGCACCCGCGCCGCCACGACGCCGCCGACTCCACCGTCCGGGCGATCCTGCCGGTGCTGCGCGAGCTGGAGCAGTGCACCAAGCGCGTGTTCGCCGAGCTGGACTCCCGCCTCGCGGGCGCCGGGATCCTGCTGCTGCCGGACAACATCACCTTTCCGCCGCCGCCGCAGGAGAACCCAGGCGACTACCAGCCGACCGGGATCGAGTCGTTCGCGCAGACACTCCAGCAGACGATGGCCACGTCGTTGCAGCAGCGGGACTCGGCCGCCGCCGTGGTGCCGATCATCGTGCAGGCGGCTGTAGAAGCCCTCGACAAGATCAAGCATCTGACGTTCGACTCGCAGATCTCCGAGCACATCACCACGATGCGCGAAGCGGCCGTGAAGCGGATGGCGATGTCGCTGGACATCCCGCCCGAGGTGCTGACCGGCATGGGCGGCACGAACCACTGGTCGGGGTGGCAGATCGAGGAATCTTCGATCAAGATCCACATCGAGCCGCTGCTCATCCAGCTCGCCGACGCCCTCAACATCGGCTACTTCCAGCCCGCCCTCAAAGCAGCAGGCATCAAGGACCCGGAGAAGAAGACCCTCTGGTTCGACATCGCCGCGCTCACCGTCCGGCCCAACCGGTCCGAGCAGGCCATGCAGTTCGCCGACAAGCAGTACATCAGCGCCAAGGCCGCCCGCGACAACGCCGCATTCACCGACGACGACGCCCCCGACCAGAAGGAACTGGTCTACAACGTCGTCAAGGCCCTTGTCCTGGCCCAGCCGAACTACGCCGCCGACCCCGAGGTGCAGAAGGTCCTCGGCCTGCCCGCCATCACCATGCCCGCGCCCCCGGCCGCCCCACCGCCGCCCGGCGAAGGCGACCTGATGCCCGGCGAACCTGGATACGACCAGGCCGGGCAGGACACCGGCGACGGGCGCGGCCTGCCCCAGTTCCCGTCGGTTGCCGACGCCGAAGCAGGCAACGTCGGGCTGCCTGCCCGGAAGGGAAGCCAGAAGCTTGGCCAGTTGGCCGCCAGCGTCGGCGCCACCACCGCCGATCCGCTCTACATCGCCGCCGACAGCGCCGTACGCCGCGCCCTGGAACTGGCCGGTGGCCGCCTCGTGCCCGGCCCGCAGCGGGCCCGCTACGCCGTCCCCAAGCACGAGCTGCACACCCGGGTCGTGGCCGCCGAGGAACGCGTCCCGGCCCTGCTGGCGGGCGCGTGGTCGCACATCCGCGAGCAGGCCCCCGCCCTCGGCGTCGACCCGGACGCCCTCGAAGAGCTGCTGGGCGGCTACTGCAAGGTCCTCATGACCAGAGGTCTCGCCCACGAGCCGTCACAGCTCCAGTCGACGATCGCGCTGGCCCGGGGAGACCTCGTGCCATGATCGAAAACGACGCGGAGAAGAGGCTTACGCTGCTGAAGAAGTCCACCGACTTCGCGGCAGCCCTCGGCAAGCTGAAGGCCAAGCACGAGCAGGGCCAAGGGTGCGAACTGACAGCCGACGAGGTGGACGGCCTCATCTGGGCCATCAGGCAGTTGCGGGGAGGTAGCGCACGTGTCCCAGCCGATCACCCTGCCCAGCGCTGACGCGCAGAAGCAGGCCGCTGTAGAGGTCTTCGCCCAGTACGAGCCTCCCCTGTACGAGGCGTACCTGGAGATGATGCTGGAGTGGCTGGCCGCCGTGAAGACGGCCATGTTCGCCGGAGGCATCGCCCGCCTCGGCCTCGTCCCCGACCCGCTGAAGGTCTTCACCCAGACCCCCAAGTGGTACGCGCTCACCGAGCAGTACACGGCCAAGGTCGCCGAGGACGTGCTGGCCGCCCCCTACCGGGACCTGTTCGCCGACGGCACCCTGTTCGAGTCCCGGCCGTTCGTCCGCAACTGGATCGCCGACCGCGCCAACCGCCTCCAGCGCGTCCCCGACGAGGTGTACGGCCACGTCGCCACCATCATCGACAAGGCCACCGTCAACGGCGCCACCATTCCCGACGTCACCGACCAGGTGGAGAAGCTGTTCGACGCCACCGACGTGCAGACCTGGAAGAACCGGGCCCGCACCGTTGCACGAACCGAGGTCGTCGGCGCTTACAACGGTGGTCTACACGACGCGTTCGCCATGGTCGTCGAAGCCGACCCGGACGCCGCGTACGTGCACCGCTGGCTGGCCACCGACGACCAGCGCACCCGCCCCGACCATCGCGAAGCCGACGGCCAGGCCCAGCCGTGGGGCACCGCGTTCAACGTCGGCGGGTTCGCGATGATGCACCCCCACGACCCGACCGCCCCGCCGCAGGAGGTCGTGAACTGCCGCTGCACCGAACTGCTGGAGATCGAAAACGAGCCGACAGGGATGGGCAACCGTCAGTCCAAGGACGCCTTGGCCGCCGCCGGTTACCCCCGCTCGATGACCCTCATGCAGTTCGTGTGCACCGAGGGCCAGTTCTGTATGCAGACGCATAAGCCTGGCCTTTGCAAGGGGCAGAAGCGCGGCCAGTCCGAACCCAACGAGCAGGACGCCACCAAGCAGAACCCCGCCCAGAGGGCGCAGGTCGCCGTCAAGGGCCTGTCCACGGCCATCGCCCAGGCGCAGGCCGTCGCCGTCGCCAATGCCGTCTCCAACCCGAAGCTCGCCGCCATGGCGCGCAAGGCGGTCGGTGACTACCGTAAGGCGCTCCGGCCGCACCAGCAGACCCTGAAGGACGCCGCCCGCACTAACGACAAGGCCAAGCGGCAAGGCGACCGGGACACCCGCGAGCAGGACACCCTGGACCGGCGGAAGCAGCGGCAGCGCGACACCCTCAAGCGGCGCGCCGACCGGATCATCGCCCGCCGCAAGGAGCAGGCGAAGCTGGCGAAGATGTCCCCGAAGCAGCGGGCCGCCTACCACAAGGCGAAGGCCGCGAAGGCAGCCGCGCAGCGCAAGGCCCAGGAGAACCAGACCCTGAAGGACGCAACCAAGGCATGAAAGCCGCAACCGTGGTGTACCTGCTCGCCGGAGCCGTCACCGAAGCAGAGCACCGGGGCGACCGGGTCACCGTGCAACACCACGCCGACGGCCTCGCCGTGGTGAAGGTGTACCGCAAGGGTCGTTTCGTCGAGTGGGCCAGTTACCGCAACGCCGAGCAGATCACCCGCACCGCAAAGGCCAGGAAGAACAGGCCCCGAAAGGCGTAGCCTGCGTCCATGCTGCGACGACGGATCACCAACTGGTGGGAGCAGGACGTCCACACGAACTGGCGGCACTTCTACACCCGCTACCAGCGCGCCGGGATGGCCCGCGAGATCAAGACGATGACCAACCGGCGGGAGCGGCACGAGGGACGGCAGGCGCTGCGGAAAGACCGGTACGACGCGCTCTGACCAGACCCCTCCATGATCGAAAACAATCGGTAGGATCAGCGTCATGACGACGCTCGGGGGCCTGATCAAGTCCGGTACGGTGCTCGACGTTTCCGGCCTCCCCACGCAGCCGAACTTCGAGTCCCTGGTCGCCGCCCTCGCCGCCGGACCTGCCGGAGGCATGCTCGCCTCGTCCGCCATCCTGCGCTCGTTCACCGACCAGGACGACGACGCGCACGAGATGTGCTCCCTGGTCGCCTGCCGCAGCCCGCTGCACCCCGGCCCGTGCAAGGGGTGGAAGCACACCCTGCACTCCGTCTCCCCGCACATCTACCGGCAGCTCGAAGAGGAGCGGGTCCGCAAGGCCAACCATCGGCGCCTGGAGAGGATCTCCACCCTGAAGGCGCAGGGCAAGCCGATCCCCCGCAAGCTGCTCGAAGAGATCAAGCCGAAGCCCGCACCGTCGCACCCGGCGCACGGCGCCACCCCGGTCCCCCTCGGCCAGGTGAACCAGAAGGCCGACCTCGCCGGAGGCCAGGCACACCACGCCGGTCAGGCCGTCTCCAACGCCGCCGGGGTCAAGGTGTCCACGGCCACCCTGCCGAAGGGCCCGAAGGGGCAGAAGCCGACCGTCGCCGGGCGCGGCCCCGCGTTCGTCATCACCCAGCCGAAGGTCACCGACCACTACAAGCTGGACAAGGCCGAGAAGATCACCCCGCAGGAGTGGGCCAGCCTGTCGGCCGCCGACAAGACGGCCATCCGCAACGAGCTGACCGCGATCAAGGCGCGCGGCTTCGGCCCGCAGCAGACCCGCGCCGACAAGCTGCTGGACCGCCTCCCCGCCCCGTCCGCCCTCGGCACCTTGAAGTCGGGCACCCCGGGCACCATCACCACGCCCAAGGGCAACGTCCATCAGGTCATCAACGTCTCCCCGGGGAAGACCACCCTCGGCCAGGCCGTCAAGACGGCCACCCCCGACATGACCGTCAAGCAGGCCAAGGCCAACGGCACCATGGCCAAGGTCCAGCAGGACATCGCCGACAAGGCCAAGGCCGCCGGGCACACCCCGCAGGTCCAGACGATGCACGCCCCCGGCACCGCCCCGAGCGCCCCGGCGGCACCTTCCGCCCCGGCGCCGAAGGCGGGCGAGAAATTCGTCCACACCGTCGAATACAACGGCGTGAAGTACACCCGGACCAGCACCCACCACTACACCCACGCCAGCATCGTGCAGAAGGGCCACAACGGGGAGAAGGTCGTCTGGGGCTTCCACAACTCCGAGGCCAACGCCCGCGCCACCCCGCTGACCTCGATGCAGAAGAAGAACGGCTTCCGCGTCGTCGAAGCCTTGCCCGTCACTCGCGAGCCGCTGAAAAAGACCGGCGCGCCCGGGACGCCGTCCGCATCCACCCCGGCGGCCCCGGCCTCGCCGTCGGCAACCCCCGCCGTCCTGTCGCAGGCCGCCCAGCACGCCCGTGCTGTCGCCGGACGCGGGATCGGCCGCCCCACCTCGAAGCTGCACATCGACTCGTACGGGAAGCTGTCGAAGGACGACTTCGACTCCCTCGACGCGAACACGCAGCGGACCATCCGCGACGACCTGGCCAACGCCAAGGCGAAGTTCCTCGACCCGAAGAAGAAGCAGCAGGCGCAGGATCTCCTGGATCGTTTTGGATCAAAGCACACCGGCCCGGTCCCGGCCGCCCACCCGGCCGCCGCCCCGTCGGCTCCGGCCGCGCCCACGCACCCGAAGGGCTACAGCGACCCCGTGGCGCAGGCCGTGGCCGCCGCGCACGGCACCAACGACGACGAGGCCCTGAAGCGGATCGGGCAGCTCTCCCACGCCCAGATCGACACGATGGACGCCGCCGACAAGAAGACCGTCACGGCCCGCCTGGCGTTCATCGCGTCGCACCCGAAGGCCGACCCGGCAGCGAAGGAGAAGGCCGCCGCCCTCGGCCGGGCCCTGGTCGCCGGGAAGCCCGGCGGCATGCCGAAGCTCGACCACGAGCCCACCCTGAACGAAATCCACGCCCACCAGCTCAAGACCGGCCACGCCCAGCAGGCCCGCGCCCTGGAGGCCGCCGACAACGCCAAGCTCGACCGGGCCGCGCGCGCGTCCGCCCTCGCCGGGATGACCAAGGCGCAGTTCGACGGCCTGAACCCGCAGCAGCAGCGCCGCATCACCGACGCCCTCCAGCAGATGCACTACGAGAACAGCGGCTACGGCTACAACCACGACGCCCCGTCGACTCTGGCCGGGGACGCCATCGACACGTACACCGGCCACGAACCTGCCGTGCACCGCGCCCGGCAGGCCGAGGCCGACTTCCGCGCGGGCAAGATCAACCCGGACGAGCTGCACGCCGAGATCCTGCACGCCGCCGTGCAGGCCCCGATCGGCTCGGCCACCAACCGGCTCAACGCGGAGAAGCAGCGGATCGCCGAGGACAACCCGTCCCTGCCGCTGTGGCTGCGCTCCACCTTGATCGAAAACAAGTACAGCGGCAAGGTCGGCAACCCGTACGACGTGATCAGCCAGCTCTCCATGAAGCACTCATGGAACGGCTCACCCCGGATGAGCCAGCACGACTTCTCCACCCTGTTCGCCTCCTCCGACGCCGACCTGGCCAACACCCACCCGATCCACGTCGAAGCGATCAACAAGTTCCGGGAGCATGTCGTCTCCACTGGCCTTACCACCGGCAGCCCCTGGTCCACGGCCACCAAGGGCCAGCTCGTGGACGCCATGCTGAACGTCGGCTACGGCGACCGCCCGGTCGTCACCGACGCCCGGATGAAGACGTTCCACGCCCTGTCGACACCCTCGCAGCAGCTCGTGAGGACGGCCCTGGCCGACCGGATCCTGTCGCAGAACAACCCGCACGCCGCCACCGGCACGATCATCACGCTGCGCCAGTTGCAGGGCCATCCCCTCGACGGAGCGACACTCGACGCCGCGCTGGCCGCCTCCAAGCACTACGCCTCCTCCGACTCGCAGGACTTCTACCGCAAGCTGACGTCCGCCGAATACGGGGGCCTGCCGTTGCAGGTCCAGGCGGCCATCGACGACCACCTGGACGACTTGCAGCGGAAGGTCGAACGGTCCGGGCCTGTCAACGCGTACGGGCCGCAAGACAACCCGCTGAAGGTGTTCCCCGGCGCGCTGAAGAGCCACCTGCGGGGCACCCGCACCCAGTACAGCGACCGGCGCCTGCGCAACGCCGCCGATGTCGCCAACTACGGGCAGAAGGTGGTGGAGCCGTCCTCGCGGGTGCAGGTCTACCGGGACGTCCCGATCGGCCAGTACAAGCTGATGTCGACCGGCGACCAGGACACGATCGAGAACGACCTGACCTCGATCGGCTCCGACGCCAAGAACCCGCTCGCCACCCGGTACAACGCCGTCCTCGCCCGCGACATCGGCCACGGCAAGGGCTTCGGCAGGATCAACACCGATCAGATCGTCGCCGTCGGCGCGGCCGACCCGACGTACCAGCAGCCCGACAGGAACGCCGAGATCGCCTTCACCGCCCTGTCGAAGGCCGACTACGACGACCTGCACACCGCCTTCAAGGAGGCCATCGACGCGCGGATCAAGACGCTCGGCGACCCGACCGTGCAGCAGGCGCTCACCGCGAAGTTCCACGGGGCGGCGGCAGCCGTCGCCAACCCGGCCGGGGTCGCCCCGACGATCGGGCAGGCGAACGTGCCGCCGCACGTGCAGGCCGCCCTGGACACCATCTACGGCGTCCACCCCAAGTCGCACACCATGGCGCACCAGCTCTCCACCTACGGTGCGCTGCGCGGCGGCGACTTCCACCAGCTCAACCCGCAGGAACAGCAGCACCTGCTCGCCGACCTGTCGTTCATCCAGACGACCGCGAAGGGCCCCTCGGCGAACAAGGCGAAGCTGCTGATCGACCGGTTCACCCCGGCCGGTACCGCCCCGGGCACTGTCCCGCCGCAGGCGATCATCCCACCGGCCAACGCCGTCCCCGGTCAGCAGCGCTACGCCACCCCACTGAAGGGCGCCCTGGTCAAGGCCGCCGACCCGGGCAAGTCCGGCGACAAGTGGATCTACCCGACCGGCCACTCCCGGGTGTGGGGTGAGCACGGCGCCGCCGGTCTGCTGATCAAGCACGTCGACCAGAACACCGGCGAAGAGCGCTACCTGATGGTCCAGCGCGGCCCGGCCATCTCCGACCCCGGCAAGTGGACGTTCCCCGGCGGCGCGATCGACTCGAAGGAAACCCCGCACCAGGGCGCTGCCCGCGAGACCCTCGAAGAGCTGGGCCTGAAGGACGACCAGCTCAAGAGCGCCGTCATTCACGGCGACCACACCTACTCCATCCCCGGCAGCACCTGGAAGTACACGACGGTGGCCGCCCAGGCGCCGGAGATGTTCAAGCCGAACCTGTCGACGGCACACGCCCGCGCGGAGACCTCCGACGCGAAGTGGATGACCCTCGACGAGATCCGCGCCCTGGACAAGTCGGGCAAGCTGCACCACCCCATCGCGGGCGGCAAGCTGGAGCAGAACGTCATCAGCCTGTACCCGCCCGGCGCCGGTACGACCCTGGGCCAGATCGCCCGGCCCGGCCCGGTCAGCAAGCGGCAGAACCGGCTACGGATGCCGTCCGGCGGCCGCCAGCTCCCCGCGAACTACAACGCCTGGCCGCACGCCCACAAGAAGTCCACCGGCAAGAACCTCGTCGCCGACAAGACGGCCATCGACAAGCTGCGCCAGGACGTCAAGCACGCCCGGGTCGCCTACGACGGCAAGACCGCCGACGGCCGCCTGGCCGCCATCGGTGCGATGCAGGGCTTCGACGACACCCCGACGGTCGCCTCGAAGTCGGAGATCGACCGGCTGCTGGCGACCGGCGACTACATCGAGGCGTGGCGCGGCGTGAAGGGCGCCTACGGCGGTAAGAGCGCGGCCGACATCAACGAGGACTTCCGCACCGGCACCGCCTGGTACGGACGCGGGATCTTCGGCAACGGCTACTACCTGGCCACCCAGAAGCGCGTCGCCGAGGGGTACGCCGACGGCCGCAAGAACAGCGTCGTGCGGATGCTGATCCCGAAGTCGGCGATCACCGAGCACTACAAGACGCTGGAGAAGCAGGCCCGCGCCAACTCGTCGGCCACCTCGAAGGCGAAGGGCAACGGCCGGTACGAGGACGGCACCCTCTACGACGCTGGCCGGTGGGCCGCATCGAAGGGCATCGACGGGATCCGGATCGAGCACGACACCGTCAACGACCGGCACGGCTGGGCCCGGCACGTCGCCAAGCCCGGCCTGCCCGCCTTCAACTGGCTCAACCGTTCCGTGCTGATCGTCCAGGAGGCCGACAAGTGACCCAGCCCATGTCCGACGCGGAGGAGAAGCTGTACTTCCGCGTCGTGGACGCCCTCAGCGCGCACGACGCCACCCCGGACGAGCGGGCGATCGTCCTGGACGGCACCGGCCCGGCCGAGTCCTGGGAGCAGGTCCCGAAGGATGTGCAAGATCTGATCATCCGGATCGAAGGGACACCCCGGCAGGTCTGGGACGATCCGGCAGACACCCCCCACCAGCAGAACATCTGATCGAAAGACCCCGGTCTGTACCATCGCAGCCGACAGAGGAGGAGAACACCGTGACCATCCGCCCGTTCGCGCTCGCCGTTACCGCCGTCGCTGTTCTGGCCGCCTCGACCGGCTGCAAGCCGGTCGCCGGAGCCTCATGCGACCCGAAGAAGGACTCCAGTTACTTCTCGTCGCACACGGAGCACGGGAAGTCGACCACGACCCAGTTGGAGTGCAAGCGGGTCGGCCCCGACAGGTACGAGTGGGTGAAGGTGTGACTGCCCTGCGGGATCGCTCGCTCGCCACCATGTACCGGCCCGGGAAGGTCGCCGCGCTGATCGCCGACCTGGCCTGGGGCATCGCCATGATCCTGGTCGGACTGGGCTGCATCGCCTACGCCCTGGCCGCCGCCTAGATCGAAAACGGAGAAGAAGATGTTCACCGACCCCCAGCAGCCCAGCGTCAACCGGGCTGTTCACTACGTCAGCGCGGGCAGCGCTGACGGCAAGTTCCCGAGCGTCTGCCGGGCGGCCACCATCACCGAGGTCGCGGGCGCGGTCACCGATGGCGTACCGCTGGTCGGCCTGGCCGTGCTCAACCCGACCGGCCTGCACTTCCGGCCGATCGCCGAAGGCGGAGTCGCCTACGACGAGGACAACGCCCCGTACACGTGGCACTGGCCCGAGCGGGTCTGACCGGCCGTATCCTGATCGACAACCAAGGAGAGGGGCAGCGGATGGGTACGACCTGGAAGATGCCGATCGCCGTCATCGGCAAGCCGACCGGCGACGGCCGCCAGTTCGACCCCGGCGCACTGGCGCACCGGGACCTGCCGCTGCCCTTCCGGTACGTGGCCGAGGACTCCGGCGGCCACAACAACGCCGTGATCGTCGGGCACATCAGCAAGATCGGCAAGGAGAAGGACGGCATGCTCCCCGCCCAGGGGGAGTTCTACGACGACGAGTCCTGGCCCGAGGACGTCCGCAACGCCGCCATCGCCGCGAAGAAGTTCACCGCGAACAAGGTCATCGGCCCGTCCGTGGACCTGGACCAGGCCGAGATGGAGCGGGTGCCGGAGCCGAAGGCGTACGCCGTCTGGAAGAAGGAGCAGGCCGCCAAGCTGAAGGCCGTGAAGATGGCGCACGCCGCCAAGTCCGGCTCCGACTGCGGCTGCGGCGCCGACCCGGTGATGGCCGAGGAGCCCTACGACGGCCCGTCGCTACGGATGGTCCGCTCCGGGCGGGTCGCGTCGGCCACCCTCGTGCACATCCCCGCGTTCGCCGAGCTGGCCGGGCACGCGACGCTGATCGACACCCACGACCCGAACACGGAAGGCACCACGGCGGCGATCACCCCCGCCAGGGCCGCCGAGCTGGGCTGGACCGAAGACATCAAGATCGAAAACGACGACGAGTTGGCGGTTGACCCGCGCACCGGCCTGCTGTTCGCCAAGAAGAAGAAGCTCGACCCGGAAAAGGTCAAGGGCAACGACGACGACGAAGTCCTGGCCAACGAATCCGGCATCTGGCTCTCGGACGCCGACTTCGAAGAGTTCGCCAAGCGGCGCCTGCCCAGCCCGAACAAGAACGGCCAGGCCGAGCCCACCACCGACGCCGAGCAGGGCCAGTCCGGCGGAAGCATCGGCGGCGGCACCTACGCCCCCGACGTCACCAAGGCCGGAGTCCGCAACAAGCTCGACGCCGCCGACTTCGTCGACCCCGACGGCCGCCGCTTCCCGATCGCCACCTGCGCCGACATCCCCGACGCGGTGTCCTCGTACGGCCGCGCCAACCCGAAGATCCCGTACGCGAAGTTCAAGGCGCGGTTGACCGCCATCGCCAAGCGCAAGGGCTGCGAGGGCAGCCTGCCCGACGACTGGAAGGCCGGGGAGAAGATGGCCGCACTCATGGCATCCGCAGGCACCGCGACGTTCGCACCGGCCCGCTCGGCGTTCGACGACCCGCAGCTTTCCGGCCCGTCGCCGGTGCACATCAACCACGACGACCGGACCCTCTCCGGGCATGTGGCCATCTGGGAGACCTGCCACGTCGGTATCGGCAGCTCCTGCGTGAAGCCCCCGAAGAGCAACACCGGGTACGCCTACTTCCACACCGGCGAGCTGCGCACCGACGACGGCAGCCCGATCGCCGTCGGCCGCCTCACCTACGGCGGCGGCCACGCCAAGCCGAACCTGGGCTACGCAGCAGCCGCCGAGCACTACGACCAGACCTCCAATGTCGGCGCCTACGTGCGGGCCGGGGAGGACGCCTACGGCATCTGGGTGGCCGGGGTCCTGGCGCCGGAAGCTGACGACGCGGCCATCCGGCAGATGAGCGCGGCGCCGCTGTCGGGCGACTGGCGGCGCGTCGGAGGCAACCTGGAGATGGTGGCCGCCCTGCACGTCAACACCGCCGGGTTCCCGATCCCCCGGATGCTCACGGCGTCCGCCGACGAAACCGAGCTGTTCAGCCTCGTCGCCGCCGGGGCCCTTCCGCGCGTCATCGACGACGCCGACTCGGTCACCGCGAGCACCGGCGAGGTGGACTACAACGAGCTGGGCCGGGCCATCGCCCGGGGCATCGCCGAGCAGCAGCAGGCTGCGGCCGAGCAGCAGGCGAAGCAGGAGGAGTGGGCGTCGCTCGTCGCGGCAGCGAAGGCCGCAGAGATCGCCTACGACTACGATGAGGCCGTGGGCGAGCTGATGGCCGCCCTGGCGGAGGAGTAGGAGGAGGCCCTCATGGGCTGTGGATGCGGCAGTAGCTCAACGCTCGGCAACTACACGATCAAGGACAAGGACGGCAACACGATCAAGGAGTTCACCGCCGTCACCGAGACTGACGCGAAGGTGTTCGCGGCGCGCACGCCGGGCGCCACCTGGTCAAAGAAGAGCTGAAGACACAGGAAGGCCCGCCCCAAGGGAAGAGGGGCGGGCCTTCCTGCTGTTCAGGGCCCGGTCACGGCACCCAGAAGGACACGATTCCCGTGTGATTGGCCGTGTTCCCGCCGATCCACGCGCCCGCCATGTTGCCGGTGGTGTGGGCGTAGAGGGTGGAGTAGACACCCGTGCAGTTGCTGGTGTGGAACACGTCGATGTTCTTCGCCGTGTTGTTCTTCACCGAGTAGGTGAGGTGGTTGAGCCCGTCCGCGCCGGTCGGGTAGCAGCCCGACGCGACGGTGGACCGGAACCAGGCGTTGCACGACCCTGACAGGTAGCACGGGTACAGGCAGAGCTGGTTGCTGCTGCACGCACCGTTGGCCAGCGCCGGACCGGGCGTTGCGACGCTGAGCCCGAAGCTGAGGCCCAGCATGAGAGCGAACGCGGCAAGCGTCGCCTTGATCTTGTTCATCGATCCTCCATATCTCCCCCGCGCCGGTCGGGCGCGGGAAGTCACCTTTCGCGCCAGGCCGACTCCTCCCGGGCCGCCCAGATCGCGCCCATCGCCTTCCCCCGGTCGGCCATCCACGCCTCCACCATCTGGCGGGTCGCCACCGTCGACAGGCCGAAGCTCTTCACGAACGACGTGACCCGCTCCCGGGTCCAGGGCTCCGTGTCGGCCGGTACCCGCAGCATCGGCTGCGACCAGCGGACCGGCTCCTTCAGCTTCGGCGTGTGCGGCAGCTTGATCGTCTTACCGGCGAGCAGGTCCAGGGTGAGCGGGTCCGGCTTCCCGTCGAAGAACTTCTCCAGCACCTTGTTCGGCAGGGTCGGGTCGGGAGCGGCCTCCCGGAACAGGGTCATGCAGGAGCGCAGCTTCGCGTCGTCGGGGCGGGAGAACATCAGCTTGTCATGCGACAGGACGCCCATGGTGCACTGGTACAGCCGGGTCCGCAGCACCGTGTTGTTGAGGTAGGCGACGGCTTCCGCCTTGTCGACGATGCCGAACCGGCGGGCGATGTCGCTGCGGGCCAGGCCGACGTGCTGCGGGAAGATGAACCACATCCAGTGGGTCTTCTTGTCGCCCCGGGTGATTTCGGCCAGGGCCTGCCGGTAGATGGTGTTCTGGGCGGCGTGGAACCGCTGGATACCAGCGGAGGGGCGGGTGGCCGTCTTCATCGGAGCCTCCTCAATCTGTCAGCTCCCAGCCTACAGCATTCCCCGGCCGGGCGCGAGAGGCGTACCCTGACGACTGACAGACATCAAGGAGGACACCATCGTGAAACGCCACCCGATCGCCATGGGCTTGATCCTGGCCCTGCTCAGCCCTTACATCCTCGGCGCCATCCTCGCCGCCGTCCTGCTCTGGGTCGCGGCCTACCTCCTGGCCTGCGCTCTCGACCTGGCCGCCGGACGGAACCCGTTCTGATGGACCAGCCCCTGTTCGGGGTCGTCGACCCGCAGCAGCAGGACCAGGAATGCGACCGGTGCGGCGCCGCCGTCACGGCGTCCGACGATCAGCTACGGGTCAGCGGCTGGCAGGTCTACGACGGTGTGTCATGGACCGGCCAGCCGCTGCACGTACGGATCTGCCCTACCTGCCAGTCCGGCGCATCGGCGCCACCGTCAGGATCACGTCGTCCGGCCGCCGGGGAGCAACTGCCTCTTCTGCCGTCACCTCCGGCCGCCACGCAGGCTTGACCGCCTTGCCGCGCGTGTCCAGGCCGAGCTGGTGGGCCTCGATGTCGATCCAGCCCTGGTCCTGAAGCTCGGCGCGGATCTCCTCCGGGGAGACGTTGGCGTACCACTCGCCGGGCGACAGCTCCCAGACGGCGGCCACGCCGGAGTGCGGCGGTCGTCCCGGTCCGGCGCAGGTGAAGACCAGCCAGCCGCCGGGCCGCAGCGCCCGCCGCGCCGTCGCGATGATCTCTCTCCACCGCTTGGCGTGCTCGAACGTCTCTGTCGTCACCACGAGGTCGTACTCACGTTCCGGCCGCCAGTCGGCAGCGTCAGCCACAAAGTCCACACCGGCGCCGGGAAGCACGTCCAGGACGTGATAGGGGTTCGCGTTCGGGAACAGGATGCGCGTACTGCCGTTGAGGTCCCGGCCGCCGATGTCCAGGACGGCCAGGTCTTCGCCGGTCCGGAACTGGGCGACCCAGCTCATGGCCTGCTCATGCATCTACTCCCCCTCGTTTTCGATCTTGGCGGGGCGGACGTTGCTGAGGATGTCGCCGTTGCGGGCGACCCGCAGGACCGAGCCGTCCGCACCCTTGATCACCGCCGCCGAGCCGAACAGCGACACCCGGGCGAACCAGCGCTCCCGATCGGCCTCCGCCGCGTCCTGCCCGACCCGGTACACCTCGTCGTTGTGGCCCTTGCCCCAGAGCGGGTGCAGATGCTCGACGACCGACAGCAGGCACGGCGCCCACTCGTCGGTCTGCTTGGCGGCCAGCACGATCTCGTTGTCGACGAACCAGTGCCGGTAGCCGTCGTGGCAGACGACCCCCGGGCCGTCCCAGGAGGCGCCCACCCGGTCCACGTAGGCGCGGGAGATGAACATGTGGGTGGCGTGCTCGCCGCTCATGACCGCCGAGTTGCCGAGGTCGTTGGTGCCGATGACGGCCTTGCCGGTGGCTCTGGCCGTCTCCATCGCCTGATCCAGCCAGCCCCGCTGGAACGACACGTCGTCGCCGACCAGGAACAGCCACGGCTCGGAGCTGATCTCGTAGCCCCGGTTCACCTTCTCCGCGAAGGTGCCCATCGGCTCCGCGTAGCTGTGAAGATCAAAAACGAGGTTGGGGTAGAGAAGGCCCTGCATCTCCCAGGCGAACACCGTGTCCCCGTCGACCTCGTCACCCATGACATACACCCGGACCTGACGGCGCCTGCGCTGGTCGTCGGAGAGGCTCTCAGCCAGCGAGTGCAGGAACCTCTGGGCGTTGTCGCGCTTCGCGACCGGCACGATGACGGCCACCTCCTCGTCCGCCTCGTACACCTGCCGCATCCGCATCGGGGACGTGTCGGCGGCCTCCTGCACCACGTTCGGGTTGATCAGCAGCTTCGGCCAGTGCTCCGGCGGCATCTGCTTCGCCCCGGCCACCGGCGTGAACGGCTTCTGCTTGTACTCGGCGCCGCCGTACCAGATCGTCTTCTGGTGGGTGGTCGTCACGCTCGTGTCCACGTACACGGGCAGCTCCACCTGGTGGGCGCGCATGCAGAAGGAGATGTCCTCCCCGCACAGCTCCCCGTCCGGTCCGGGGATCCGCTCGAACCAGATGTTCGGCGGCGCACCCTGATCGACCAGCCAGTGGGAGATCTTCTCGTACACCGACCGGTGGGTCAGCAGGAACCCGGTCCCGGTCGCCGCGACCCGGGTCAGCGACTCCGGCTGCCAGTCGTGGCGGCCGACCAGCTTGTACGCCCCCGGCATGCCGTTCTTCGGCTCGACCCACGACCAGTCGTAGAGAGTCGGCATCAGCGCCGACCGCAGGCCGCCGTGGAAGTCGTGGCCGTAGCTGCCCTCGACGAACGCGAGCCCGCCGACGATCGGCATGGTGTCCGGGTCGGCGACGGCCATCAGCCGCTGCACGGCGTCTTCCTGTACGCCGATGTCGGAGTCCCACCACAGCAGCCAGTCGGCCTCGCTCGACAGGAACGCGGCGGCGCCGGTGTTGCGGGTGTGCGACAGCTCGGTGGAGCGGCCCCAGATCGGGCAGAAGGAGCCGTTGTTCAGCGGCCCCGAGTTGTGCAGCAGATAGTCGCCGTGGCCCTTGTCGTAGGCGAACACACGGACCAGAGACTCGGTGTAGTTCCATCCGGGGTGGTCCAGGTGCGGGGTGGCGATGCAGACGGTTTCCCCGGCGCGGGGATCCAGCGCGGCAGCCAGTTCAGCGGCGGCCTGGACGGCTTCGGGCATGAAGTGATCAGACATTACGGCCTCCTCCTCCGTAAACCGCAGGGTACCCGCTATGATCGCGGCCAGGTGCACCAGTGCAGCCACGGTCCGGCTGGGCGCTCAGGAGTGAAGAGAGCACGCTCGTGCCCAAGCTGCCATTCCAGGTGCAGACCGACGACGACGGCAACTACGTCTTCACCGGCAAGTCGCCTGCCGAACTGACTGCCATCCGCTCGCAGGTCCGCGACGAGTTGCGCCGGTACTCGGACATGGACACCTCCGAGGTGACCTCCGACGACGTGGCGACCATGCGGGAACTGACGAAGATCACCCAGGCCGTGGACGCCGAGCGCTCCCGTGTCGGTGACGCCGCCGATGCGTTCGCGGCCCTCTCGGTCAGCCTCGGCGACGAGGACGAGCCGGACGACGGCACGGACGGTACGGGCGCCGAGGATGCCCCGCAGGACACCCCCGCAGCGACCACCGCAGCCGCCAAGCCTGCGGCCCCGACCGTCGCTGCCGTGGCGTCCAAGACGGCACCCGCCGTCCCGGCCGAGATCGTGCCGCAGAAGTCCCCGGCCGTCCTCCTCGCCGGGGCCAACAACACCGACTACACCGTCGGCGAGGAGCTGGACTGGGAGAAGATCGGCCGCGCAGTGGAGCGCCGGTACCTCCAGTACAGCGCGTTCGGTGGCGCGGGCGGTTCCCGGCGTGACCCGATCGCTCAGGTCAAGCTGGACTACCCGAAGGAGCTGACCGCCGCCGGTGGTCTCGCCGAGGACGCCACGAAGGTGCTGGAGTACGCGGCGAGCGAGAAGCGGCTGCCGGGAGGTTCGCTTCTGGCGTCGCTGGCCCTCAACCGCAAGCAGCGCGCCACGTCGGCGACCGCCACCCCGGAGTCGCTGGTCGCGGCTGGTACCGGCTGGTGCGCCCCGTCCGAGGTGCTGTACGACCTGTGCGAGCTGGAGTCGGCCGACGGCCTGCTGGACATCCCGGAGATCAACGTCTCGCGGGGCGGCATCAAGTACACGACCGGCCCGGACTTCTCGGCGATCTACTCGGGCGCGGGCTACTTCCACTACACCGAGGCGCAGGTCATCGCCGGTGTCACCAAGCCGACGATGCCGGTGCCGTGCCCGACGTTCACCGACACCCGGCTGGACGCGGACGGTCTGGCGATCCAGACGGACTTGCTCCAGCTCCGTGGCTACCCGGAGCTGATCGCCCGGTTCGTGCGGGGCGCGATGGTCGCCCACACGCACAAGATCAACCAGTTCATGATCAACGCGCTGGTTACCGGATCGACCGCCCTGGCCCTGCCGTCCGGCACCACCTCCCACACCCCCGGCGCGGGCACCACCTGGACCACCGACCACTCGGTCGTCTCCACCCTCCTGTCTGCCCTCGACATGGCCATCCAGGACTACAAGTACCGGCAGCGGATGTCCCTCCAGTCCACCCTGGAAGTCGTCCTGCCGTACTGGTGCCTGTCCTGGATCCGCGCCGACGTCACCCGGCGCGCCTTCTACGACGGCGACAACGGCGTCGACCAGTTCGCGATCACCATGCAGAAGATCACCGACTGGCTCGCCGTTCGCGGCGCCCGCGCCCAGTGGGTCTACGACTGGCAGGACGCCTTCTACTGGGCGCAGTACCCGACCGGCGCCCCGTCCGCGTGGCAGCAGTTCGGCCAGAACCCCACCTCCACCGACTTCGTCCAGGACTGGCCGCACACCATCCAGTTCCTGCTCTACGCGGCCGGTACGTGGGTGCGCGGCAACGCCGACATCATCACCCTCGACACCGTCTACGACTCGACGCTGCTGGCCCAGAACAAGACCACGCAGTTGTTCACCGAGCAGGGCATCCTGGCGGCCAAGACGTGCTTCGACAGCCGCGTCTACACCGTCGGCAACATCACCGGCGGCCTGGTCCCGTCGGGTGCGAACAACTACGCCCCGACCACCCAGCCCACCTGGACCAACCCGTAAGACGGATCTCGCCGGGCGGCACGTGCGCCGCCCGGCGGCACCCATCACCACGGGAAGGGAGGTGCGGAGATGGCGGCACTTACACCGATGGCCGGACCGGTCATCGTCGACCAGCCTGCGGTCGGGAACATCCACTACGGCTTGTTCGCGGCGGCCAACGGCCCGTTCGACCTGCCGAAGCACGGCGCTATCGGCGGCGTCACGTACGTCGAAGAGCACTGCGGTCAGGCCCACCTGATCGCTGCCGCGTCCTGCTCGGCGCCGACGGTCCCACCGACGCTCGACACCTGCGACGGGGTGGCTCTCGGCCTGCCCTTCCAGATCGAAGCGGGCATCAAGCTCGGCGCGGTCTCGTACAACGCGGCCGAGGTGGAGCGGCGCGCCCGCATCCGGCTCAGCGACAACGCGCAATACGTCGCGGAGCAGGCGTTCTGGGGCGGCAACGCCGACGTGGGTTCGGTCCTCGCGTCGACCACCGTCAACGGCGGCAACCCGATCTCCGACGTCACGCCGACGCCAGGCACGCCCGTCACGATCGAATACGGGCTCGGCCTGCTGGAAAACGCGCTGGCCGCCTACTCGTACCCGGGGATCATTCACGCCCAGCCGCTGATCACCCCGTTCCTGGTGGAGCGGCAGATGATGCCGCTGCCGCAGCAGGGAAAGCCGGTCACCGGCAAGCAGTACACGCCGATGGGCAGCGTGTGGTCGTTCGGGCGCGGATACGCCAACGCTCACCCGATCACGGGCGTGGCGGCGGCGGCCGGTACCGCCTACATGGCGGCCACCGGCGTGGTCACGGTGTGGATCGATCCGACCGTCTTCGTCAGCCCCCCGGAGCGGACCTTCGACCGGTCCGGCAATGCCTGGCAGACGACAGCTCAGCAGGCGGCTGCGATCACGGTGGACTGCGTGGCTTACTTCGTGCTCGTCGAGTTGGACAGCATGACGCGGGGTACCGGTACAACGACCGCAGCAACGCTCTACTGAGGGAGTTGACCCATGTCCGCCATCGTCATCGTCAACCGGCACGAGCCCCAGGCCGAGGTCGCCCAGCGTCTGCTGGAGCTGGCCGAGGAGAAGGGCTACGACCCGTCCGTCGTAGAAGCCCAGCGCGGCGAACACGACGCCAACCTGTCGTTCCGGGTTCCGGCCGACATCCAGGAGGCGTTCGACTCCGAGCGCGCCGACCGCTGGCCCGCCCCGGACGATGAAGTTTCCGAAGAGGACAACCCGAACACCCCTCCGGCTCGCAAGGCGCGGCCCGGCAAGGCTAGGGAGTAACGCATGACGGCCGTATGCCAGGCCCCCATCCAGGGCACGACCATGCGGGTCCAGGCGGTTAGCTCGTGTGGCACCCCGCTGGTGGGTTCCTGCGTGTCGGCCGTCTCGAACGGGCTCGTCTCGGTGGAGATGCAGGACCAGGTCGAGTCCGGCCAGGAAATCATCGTGATGAACGCGGCCGGGCTCATCTGCGTCAACGAGAAGAGCCCGGTGCAGTTGAAGTGGATCGAAGTCACGATCACCTTCTGCAACGTCGACCCGGAGCTGTTCAACCTGATCACCGGCTCCACGCTGGTGCTCAACGATGCGACCTCCGCGCAGGCGGTCGGCTTCCAGACGCGGACCAGCAACTACGCCGCCGGGACGTTCGGCCTGGAGGTGTGGACGAACATCGCCGCTGGCGCGTGCCAGACCATCGGCACGTTCTCGCTGGTCCCGTACGGATACTTCCTGCTGCCGTTCATCGCGGAGGGCCGCGTCGGCGACCTGAAGATCGAAAACGGTGCGGTGTCGTTCACCGTGAAGGGCCGCACCAAGCAGGGCACCAACTGGGGCACCGGCCCCAAGAACGTGCTCGCCAACATGACCACCGGAGTGTCCGAGAAGCTGCTTGTCGCCCTCCCGAACGACACGCACCGGCACCTTCAGTGGACGTACCTGGCTCCGCCCACCGCTTCGTGCGGCTGCGCCAGCTAAGGCCGCTCGTCGGGGGATCGAGCAGGCCAGAGGGGGTCGCCGGGAGCGCGGCGTCCCCCTCCACGTACAAGGAGGAGGATCGATGGTCAGCGCGACACCAGACGGCTGGACCGTCACCAACTTCCCCGGCTGCTCCGCCACGTGGACGGACCTGACGCCCGACCAGAAGACCATGGCGCTGAGCCTGGCCGCGTTCACCATGTACTCGTTGACCGGCCGCCAGTTCGGGACCGTCACGCAGACGCTGAGGCCCTGCAACGCCCCGTCCCTGCCGCCGCTGTACCAGACGTACCCGGTGAACCTGATCAACCCGTGGGGCACCGACGAAGGCAACACCTACTACCCGCTCTACATCTACAACGGCGTCTGGCACAACGCGGGCTGCGCAGGCATCAACTGCTGCGGCGCGTCGTGCGAGGTCCACCTGCCGCACACCGTCTCCATCACGTCGGTCATCACCGATGGCGCCACCGTCGACCCGTCCGCGTACCGGATCGACAACGGGAACCTGCTGGTGCGCACCGACGGGGCCTGCTGGCCGAAGTGCCAGGACCTCAACAAGAACCCCGGCGCCACGAACACGTTCACCGTCACCGGCGTGTTCGGCCGCCTCGTGCCGGATGAGCTGCTGGCCGGGGCCGGGCTGCTGGCCTGCGAGATCGGCAAGGGCATCAAGGGGCAGCCGTGCCGCCTGCCGCAGCGGATGCAGTCGCTGACTCGCTCGGGTGTGACCGTGCAGTTCCCGGCCGCCTCCAGCTATCTTGATCGTGGGCTGACCGGCATGAACGAGGTCGATCAGCTCGTCGTGCAGTTCAACCCGGGGCGTCTCGCCCAGGCGCCGAAGGTGTTCTCGCTCGACGTGTCGCCCAACCGTGTTACGACCTGGCCGTGAGGTAGGCAATGGCAGACAACCTGACCGATCTGGCCGAGGCCCGCGCGTTGAACTGGCTGACCGGCAACAGCACCACCGCGCCGACGATGCCGTACATGTGCCGCCTGATGACCGCGAACGGCTCCGATGCCGCGCCCGGTACGGAGGTCGCCAACACCGGCGGCTCGACGTACGCCCCGCAGTCGGTCTCCTACCCGGCCGCCGTCGGCTCCGGCGCGCCGGTCGGTAACACCGCCGACCTGGTGTTCTCGAACATGCCTGCCTGCACGGTCGTCGGCGTGGAGTTGTGGGACTCCAACGGCACCCCGTTCCGGTGGTGGTGGGGCCCGGCTGTGGCCAACCAGGTCGTCAACGCGGGAGGCACTGTCCGGATCCTCGCCGGGACGCTGACCGTCTCGATGCAGTGAGGCGGCCACGGTGCAGCCGAACCTGATCACGCACTACGAGGTCTACTCGCCGGGCGCCGACAACACGACCCTGACGACGCCCGCGTTCATCCCGGCCAACGGCGAAGTGATCGTCGTCAAGCTGACCACGTGGGACACCAACTCGCCGATGGGGGCACCGTCCGGCGGCGGCCAGACGTACACGGCTGCGCAGGTCTCGGCGCCGGGCGGGTTCAAGTGCTGGTCGGCCACCTACGTGACCACCGTGACGGGATCTCCCGGATCTTTTTCGATCTCCGCGACGATGCCCGGCTCGGCGGCTCGGCACTCGATGGTCGTCGAACGCTGGTCGAACGCCGTCGTTGCGGCGACCCCGGCCGTGTTCACGCTGATCACCGGCTCCGGCGGGGACATGGCCGCCACGTTCACCACGACCGCCGACAACTCGGTCATCTCCTGGGGGATGGCCGAGATCAACAGCCGGGATCCGGCCGGGCGCGTCTACTCGCCGACCACCACCGTCGAAGACGGTCTCTACGACGGGCACGTCGGGTCGAACAGCGTCCAGTATTTCGGCTACACCCCGGTCACGGGCATCGGCGCCTACGCCATCGGCCTGCACGTGCCCGCCGGGTCGCTGGCGTGGACGATTTCCGGCGTCGAGATCAAGGCGGCCACCGGGGCGGGCGCGACCCTGTTCACCACGACGCCCTCCAACAACTTCAGCGACGGCGGCTCGCCGGGTATCACCACCGCGACCACGGTCACGTTCGACACGTCCGGCACGGTCGCCGCGATCCGATTCTTCGGGCACCCGGCGGTGAACACGCAGCAGATCACCGTCGAGTTGTGGCAGGTGACGAGCCTTACCGACGCCAGCCCGGCCGGTACGCGCCTGGCGTTCCAGGCCATCGACGGGGCAGCGTGCGCCCCGGGCGTGTTCAACACGGTGTATCTGCCGTCGCCGGTGTCGGTGGACTCGGCGCACGTCTACCGGTGCGCGGTGAACGGCACCCTCGGCCTGTACTGCGCCACGGCCAACTTCTTCACCAGCAGCGCCCTGGTGAACGGTCACATTACCGGCCTTCAGGACGCTGTGGCTCCTTTCTCCGGGCTGCGCAACGGCGTCTTCAAGGTCAACTCTCCGCCGAACACGTACCCGTCCGACAGCTTCAACGCGGGCGGCTACTTCGTCGATCCGGCCTTCACGGCGACGTCCGGCGAGGTGAGCATCGCCGCGAACCTGGTGGCGTCGGCCAGCCTGAACGCGCCGATGGTGACCGAGGCCAGGCTGTCGGCCAGCCTGTCGGCGCAGGGCGTGATGAACGCGCCGATGGTGACCGAGGCGCGGGTGGCGGCGGCGCTTTCCGCGCAGGGCGTGATGAGCGTGCGGGTCACCGCGCCGTCCGGGCCGGTGGATCCGATCGCGACGCCGGTGGCCAACGCCCTGCTCGATTGTTTGACGCAGCAAATGAGTACGCTGCCCAGTCCCCCGGCGAAGATCGAGATCCGGATCGGCAGCGAGGCTGGGCCGCTGATCGGCCCGAACGTGGACGAGTGCTGCGCCGGGCTCGCCTGGATCCGGGTGGCCGACATCTACCCCTCCTGGGACTCGTTCCCGGCGCCGGACAACACCTGGCTGCCGTGTGGCCCCCTGGCGTACGCCGTGGTGCTGGAGATGGGCACTGCGTTCTGCATGCCCTGGTCCGACTCCGGCGACGGCTTTGACAACATGGACCCGCCCAGCACCCAGGACTGGCAGAACGGGTTCATGACGCTGATGCAGCACCAGACGCTGATGCGCCGGGCGGCGGCGTGCTGTTTCCCGGCCACCCAGCGCCGCGCGGTCGGCGAGTGGACGCCGCTGTCGATCGAGGGCGGCTGCACGGGCGGTACGCTGCGGGTGACGGTGTCAGTGATGGCTCCGTGCGGGGACTGCTGACGGCTGGAGGAGCCATGGTGAGCCGCAAGACCGCCAAGACGTGGTTCGAGGTCCTGGTGTCGTTCGACGGCCTGGACAAGGGCGGCGTGTTCTCGCAGGACGGCGACGACCTCGGCTGGGCCCTCCAGCACGTCGAGAGCGGCTATCTTCGGGAGATCCCGGAGGAGGAGGCGTGGGCGCGTGTCGGGGGTAACCAGAGTCAACGTTGACCTGTTCCAGCCGGTCATCGACAGCGTCCTGCACGACCTCGCAGGCAAGGACGTCATGCGGGTCACGCTGCGAGTGCTGAACCGGGGCAAGGTGCTGTGCCCGGTGGACCAGGGCAACCTGCGTTCCAGCCACCAGTTCCGGATCAGGCAGTCGAAGAACAAGATCACCGGCGAGGTGTTTACCAAGGTCAAATATGCTCTCGCCGTACACGAGGGCCGCCGGGCCCTGGTCATCCGCCCCAAGACCAAGCAGGCGCTCGCATTCGTCTGGCACGGCCAGCCGATGGTCCGCAAGTGGGTGCACCAGCCCGCCCGGCCCGGCAAGCCGTGGCTGCGGGACGCCTGCCGCGAAGTAGCCGCACAGGAGGGCTACAAGATGCAGTCCGCCGCCGCCGCAGACGCGGACGGCGGCACCACGTAGGAGGAGGAGACGATGACTGACGTCATCACGATCGTGCAGGAGAAGCTTCCGTTTCATCCCCGGCTGGGCCGTAACTTCCGCTTCGACTCGCGGTCGCTGGCCTACCCGTACGTCCCCGTCAGCCTGATCCAGACCGACGGGGACTGGCCCCGGCACGTCGGCCCGTTCGACCAGGGCGACGTCGGCTCGTGCACCGGCAACGCCGCGATCGGCTGCATGGCCACCGGCTCGTACTACGACACGGTGACCCCGGCCGACGCCTACAGCCTCGACGAGCTGGGCGCGGTGTCCTGCTACTCGTACGCGACGACCCTGGACACCTTCCCCGGCCAGTACCTGCCCACCGACACCGGCTCGGACGGCACGGCCGTGGCGCAGGCGCTGAAGAACGTCGGGATGATCTCCGGGTACACGCACGCCACCAGCGGCCCGATGGCCCGGCTCGCGCTCGGTGAGGGCCCGATCATCTGCGGCATGAAGTGGTACAGCTCCATGTTCGAGGCGGGGGCGACCGGGCAGATGACCGTGGACCGGGCGTCGGGCCTGGCGGGCGGCCACGAGATCGTCTTCGACAAGATCGACGTGGATCTGGGGCAGGTCTGGTTCACCCAGTCGTGGGGGCCGTCCTGGGGTGTCGTCCGCGACGGTGTGCCCGGCCGGGCGTTCTTCACCTTCGACGACTTCGACGCCCTGATCGGCGACGACGGCGACGCGACGGTGTTCACTCTGCGGTCCGCGCCCGCGCCGACGCCGGTGCCCCCGCCGGACCCGGTACCGACCCCGGGCCCGGGATGCGACGACGAGACGCTGTGGGGTGCCCTGAAGCACTTCGCCGGAGAGCACCACGTGGTGCCCGAGTACAAGAACCTGGCCCGGCTGGGGCTGTCCTGGGGCGCGGGGAAGGACTTCCGGTGAGCGTGGCGGAGAAGACGGTCATGGTGCCGCTGGGCGACCGGCAGGTGGAGATGCGCAAGCCGACGGACGGCGCGGTGATCGTGCTGGCGAAGGTGTTCAAGCGCACCGGCAAGATCGAAAACGCTGAGGGGATGACCGCCGAGGAGCGCGACCGCGCCCTGCGCAACATCGGCACCCTCGGCGACGTCATCGACAGCATGATCGTCAAGGAGGCCGACCGGGACTGGCTCGAAGAGGCCCTGATCGACGGGAAGGTCGAACCGGCCGACACGTTCGCCGCGCTGCGGGTCGCCGGGGAGAAGCTGAACGGCTCCGGCCCGGCTGCCAAGAAGGCCACGCCCGTGCGCCGGGCGCGTGCCCGGTGACCGCCCCGGCCGAGCAGCCCATGCCGGTGCCCAGCGACCGGCCGTCGGTCCAGGGCATGGTCATCGCCGACCTGGAGACCCGGCTTCAGGTCGGCATCCAGCGGTACGGCACCCCGTTGCAGGCGTTCAACGGCCGCGACGCGCTGCGTGACCTCTATGAGGAGCTGCTGGACGCCTGCTGCTACACCCGCCAGCTCATCGCCGAACGGGACGCAAAGGCGGACGGATGGACGGGCTGAAGACGAAGCGGGTCGTCTGGACGGTCATCTTCCTCGGCGTCACCCTGGTCGCGATCGTGATGGAGGTGACCGCCGGGCTCTTCCACCCGGCGGGCACCATCCCGTGGACCGAGTACCTGGCCCGGTACGTCCCCTGGCCGGTGCAGCTCGCCGCCTACGTCGTACTGGCGGTCTGGCTGCCGTTCCACTTCTGGCGCCACGACCACCTGCGGAAGGTCAACTACCGCAACGGGTACATGGACGCCGCGCTCGCGCTGAAGCTGGAGCACGCCGAAGCGCTCCAGGACGCCCACGACCAGGGATATCTGGCGGCGCTGAAGGACAACAACATCCCCATCAAGCAGGGGATCGACCTGCTGCCGAAGGTGTCCGTCCGGCGCGGCGGGATCCAGTACAAGTCGCGCGATGGTCGCTGACGCCCTCGCCGCCCTCCAGGTCTGGGGGTTCGAGGTGGAGCTGGCCGGGGAAACCTTCGCGGTGCCGCCCCGGCCAGCGGTCGACTGGTTCCTGGCGATCCTCGAAGAAGACGGCGTGCTGCCGCTGATCCCCGGCCTGATGGCGGCCGACGCCGACGAGCAGATCACGGAGCTGCTGCTCGACGAGAAGATCGACGCGGAGCTGATCGCTGTCCGGTCGCGGGAGCTGCTGACGGCCGCGTCCGGGCGGCCGTGGTGGGAGGCGGACCGGCTGATCCGCTCGTCGGCGGAGCAGTGGCAGATCATCGGCGGGGAGCTGACCCGGCTCGGCGTGGATCTGGGCAAGGAGTCCCTGGCCGCCGTGCTGAACGCGATCTACGTGATCTGCACGCGGACCATGAACGAGCAGGAACGCAACAAGTTCGACATCGACCTCCGGCAGCCGCCGGTCGGGGTTGAGGGGGTCAAGGCGGAGGACATGTACGACCAGCGGGCGGCCGAGGCCGCGTTCGCCGCGCTGATGGGCCAGGCGCAGCCGCCGACGCCGCAGGGCGACTCCGAGACCGTAAGATCCTGACCATGGCTGGGGTTCTGGGACGCGCGCTCGTGCAGGTCATGGCCGACCTGTCCAAGTTCACGCCCGGCCTGCGGCAGGAGATCAAGAAGGCGCTCGACGAGCAGACGAAGGGCCTGCGGTTCGAGGAGCTGGACAAGTCGGCGCACGAGGCGGGCGAGCATGCCGCCGAGGAACTGGGCAAGGGCGTCGACACCAAGATCGAAAACGAGATGGATAAGGAGGGCAAGAAGGGCGGACGCTCCCTCTGGAAGGGTCTGTCCGCAGGGCTCAGCGTCGCCGCCGCCATGTTCCTGCCCACCCTGATCGCCCTCGCCGTCGAACTGGTCGCCGCCCTCGCCCCGGCCGTCACCGCCCTCGCCGCGACACTGCCTGCCGCGATCTCCACCGCCCTGGTGTCGGTGGTCGCGCTGAAGATGGCCACCAAGGGCGTCGGGGACGCGCTGAAGACGGCCTTCGACCCGACGAAGGCCGCCCAGTTCAACGAGGCCATGAAGAAGCTGGCGCCGTCGGCCCGTGACTTCGTGCGTGAGGTGCAGAAGCTGCACCCGGCGTTCCACCAGCTTCAGCAGGACGTGCAGCAGGTCTTCTTCAACCAGCTCGAAGGCACCCTGACCAACGTCTCCCGCAGCCTGCTGCCGACCCTGCACAAGGGCCTGGTGGGCATCTCGGTGGACCTGGGGAAGATGGCCGACAACTTCCTGTCCGCGTTCGGGGGCCGCAAGGCCGACATCGCGTCGATCTTCATCGCCGCGCACGAGGCGCTGAAGCCGTTCATCCCGGCGCTGGGGATGCTCGCGGGCGCGTTCGTGACGATCGCCGCCGTGGCCGGGCCGCTGTTCGCCAGCCTGTCCGGCGGGTTCGCTCACCTGCTGACCCAGTTCGCGGCGTTCATCAACCAGGCCGCCGACTCGGGGGCGCTGGCGAAGTTCTTCGACGACGCGCTGGTGATCCTTCGGCAGCTCGGGGGGCTTCTCGGCAACGTTTTCGATCTTGTCAACTCGCTGATCTCCGCCCTCCAGGAAGACGGCGGCCAGGCCCTCGGCTTCCTGTCCGCCCTGATCGGGCAGCTCGCCGCGTTCTTCAAGACGGCCGAAGGCAAGCAGATGCTCGCCAACGTCTTCCTGCTGCTGAACACCGCCCTGTCCAGCCTGCTCGCGATCCTCGGGCCGCTGCTCCCGGCGATCGGTGAGCTGGTGTCCTCGTTCTCCGGCACCCTGGTCAACGTCCTCCAGACCATCACCCCGCTGATCGTCACCATCTCCACCTGGCTCGGCAAGCACCCCGACCTGCTGAAGGCCGCCGCCGCCGCATGGCTGGTATACCGGGCCGCCCTGGTCGCCGTCGCCGTCTACGAGGCGATCGTGGACGCCCTCAACCCGGTCGGCTGGATCATCCTGGCCGTCGCCGCCATCGCCGCAGGCGCCTACCTGATCTACAAGAACTGGGGCGTCGTCACGCACGCCCTGTCCGTCGCCTGGGGTGCGATCAAGGACTTCTTCGTCGGCATCTGGCACTGGATCGTCTCGGTCGGCAAGGACATCGGGAACTGGTTCACCGTCACCCTGCCCAACTTCTTCGAGTCGATCCCCGGCAAGGTGTGGGCCGCCCTCCAGGCGCTGCCCGGCCTGCTCGGTCGCCTGTTCCTCGACGCCCTGCACGCCGCCGGTGAGGCCATCGGTATCGGCGTCGGCCTGCTGCTCGCGTTCTTCATCAAGCTGCCCGGCTGGATCTGGGACGCGATCAAGGCGATCGGGCACATGTTCGTCGACCTGTGGCACATGGCCCTCTCGCTCGGCGAGGCCGTCCTGAAGGCCGGTATCGCGGGCGTGATCTACATCTTCACCGTGCTGCCCGGCAAGATCGCCGCGTTTGTGCAGCGGCTGCCTGGCATCATCGGCGGGGCGTTCCGGTCCGCGTGGGACTGGGCCAAGCGGGAAGTCCGCGAAGGCGCTGACGCGGTCGTCGACTTCGTCCGGAAGCTGCCCGGCCGGATCTCCGGGTTCATGCGCAACGTCGGCCACGACATCCTCGGCGGCTTGAAGTCCGGGATCAACGCGGTCATCGGCGGCTTCAACGCGGGCATCGACAAGGTCTCGGGCATGGTGCACATCGGCCTGCCGCACATTCCGCTGCTCGCGACCGGCGGCCTGGTCAAGGCGCCCACCCTGGCGGTCGTCGGTGAGGCCGGGCCGGAAGCGGTCATCCCGATGAACGACCCGAACAAGGCGGTCTCGGTCGCCCGGCAGACCGGCCTGCTCGACCTGATCGGCTCCCGCAACGGGCACGCCGAGGCCACCAGCATCCACGTCTACCTGGGCACCAGGGAGATCACCGATATCCTCGGCGTGGAGATCGACAAGAAGCTCGACGCGCAGGCGAACGAGCTGGCCTACGGACCGAGGTGACGAATGCCCACCCTGACCGCCGCCTCCGACAGCGTGAAGTCCCAGGTACGGCTCGACCTCGACTTTTCTGACATCGACGCCCTGTACGCCTACGTGCTGCGGGTGGACTCGGCGACCGGCGCGACCACCCCGGTACGCGGGCACGGCACATCGCAGACGATCAACGGGCTGCCGTACGTGCCGATGCAGGCCGGGTTCAAGGCGGTCATCTACGACACCGAGGCCCCGCTGGACACGATGTCGTACTACACGGCCACCGCCCCGTCGGTCACGATGAACGCCAACTCGACGTTCACCGGCGGCTACCTGGACCCGTGGTACGTGTCCAACGGCGGCGCCGCCGTGACGCTGCGGCTGACCGCCGACACCACCGGCAAGAACTTCCTGTCCTTCAACACCGACGGCTCCGTGACCGACCCGAAGATTTCCGGCGAGGACATCCCGGCTACCCCCGGCGCCACGATCACCGTGACAGCCACGATCTCCTCGACGGTGATCAAGCAGTATTCGCTCGGTATGTCGTTCCGGGACGCCTCCGGCGCGATCCTGTCCAGCCCGGCCACCGTCGCCTCGAACATTCTCGCCGCCACCACCGTCACGGCCTCCGGCGTGGCACCGGCCAACACCGTGTCGGTGCAGCCGTTCATCACGATGACCGGCACCCCCGGCGCTACCGTGATCGGCTCGGTCAACCCGTTCACCGTCACGAACGCCGCCGGGTCGGCGACCTCCGGCGGCTCCCGCCTGTCGTCGCTGGGCTCGTGCTGGCTGAAGGACCCGCTGCGGCCCGCCCGGAACGTGCGCGTCGACTTCTCGTTCGACCCGCAGCCCGGGTGCACGCCCACCGAGGGTGTGTTCTGGCAGTCCCTGGACGTGGACTCGCGGGCGGCCAACGCTGCCGCGTTCAACATCAACAACCAGGACGTGCCGGTCATCGTCGCCAAGCCCCGGTCGGCGCCCACGAACACGCTGACCCTGGTGTCGCGGACCTTCGCCGACCGGGACCGGCTGAACGCGCTGCTCCAGCCCGGCTCGCCGGTGCTGTTCCAGGTGCCCGACGAATACGGGGTGCCGGACCGGTTCCTGTCGGTCGGCACGACCTCCGAGCAGCGGGTCATGCCCGACCACCGGTTCCCGATCCGGGTGCTGTCCCTGCCGCACGCCGTGTGCGCCGGACCCGGCGGGTTCATGCAGGGGACGGTCGGCGCCCGCTGGCAGGACACGTGCAACGTGTACGCCACCTGGGGCGCGGTCAACGCCGCCGGGCTGACGTGGACCCAGGTCCTCGACGGGGCGGCTGGCTGATGGTCTGGGCGGGTGGACTCGACGGGACGTACCGGGATGCGCTGGCCCGGCCGCACAACGTCTACAACCGGGTGGACGTGCTGGCCCGCGACGGGACAGTCTTGTACTCGGGGAGTCTTGGGGTGGGCCTGCCGTTCGTGGACGGCAACATCCGGGCGACCCTGAACAGCCGTGTGGCGCGCGTGGCGGCGCTGACGGTGGACCGGTCCTGGTTCCCGCTGCTGCCGAACGGCAACGTCGATCCTGGCGGGCTGCTGGCCCCGTACGGCAACCGGCTGAAGATCTACCGGGGCATCACGTACGGGGACGGCTCGGTGGCGTCGTTCCCGGTGTTCTACGGCAGGATCGAGTCGGTGTCGCTGTCCCGCGCCGGGTCGGTGTCGCTGACCGCCAACGACCTGGCCGCCGACGTGGTGGACGCGCAGTTCGAGACGCCGCAGTCGTCGGTGCCCAGCAACACGATCAACGTCGAGTTCCGGCGGCTGGTCCGCGACGCTCTCGCGGATGCGGTGTTCGGCGTCTCCGACCTGACCGGCGCGAAGATCCCTCCGGTGGCGTGGCAGAACGATCGAGGGCAGGCCCTCGACGACATGTCGGCCACCGCCGCGATGCTCTGGTACCCGCTCGCCGACGGCTCGTTCGTGCAGCGGCTGACCCCGTGGACGAAGCCGGGCCTGACCCCCGTGCTGACGCTCGCCGACGGCACCAACGCCCTCCCGCTGGCCTACGGCACCGTCTCCGACTTCTCCATCACGATCTCCCGGACCGGGGTCTACAACAGCGCCGTGTTCACCTCGGAACGGCAGGACGGCACGGCGCCGGTGTACGCCATCGCCCGGGACCTGGACAAGAACAGCCCCACCTACTACCTGGGTAACTTCGGCCGCAAGCCGCTGCTGATCCAGAACCAGACGGCGCTGACGGTCTCGCAGTGCAAGCAGGCCGCCCAGTCCGCGCTCAAGGCGGCCACCGCCATCACACAGACCTGGGACTCGGTGACGGTCGTCCCGGACGCCTCGATCGAACTGGGGGACCTGATCACCGCGAAGGCTGACGGGGCGGTCTCCGCCCAGGTCATCTCCGGGTTCACCCTGCCGCTGCGAGAGACGGGGGACATGTCCTTGAACCTGCGAGCGTATTCGCCGGTGCTCACGTGAGCACGAAGCTGCCGCACGCCGTCGCCAAGACGGCCGGGATCCCGAACGGGATGCGCGTCGCGACGGTCACGGCCGTCTCCGGTACCTCGATCACCCTGTCGATCAACGGGGGCTCGTTCTCGGCCGGGGTGGGGGTGGTCGGCTCGTACGCGCCGATCGTCGGGGACACGGTGTCGGTGTTCCGGCAGGACTCGGCATGGCTGATCCTCGGCCGGGCCGGGGTGAACGTCTGGCACAAGTTCGCCGACCTGGGCTACCAGAACGGCTGGACGGACCGGGCGGGCAGCCCGGGGCAGTGGCGCCTGACCGGCTCCGAGGTGCAGATCGCCGGGCAGCTCAACAACGCGGGGATCCCCGCGACCGGTTCGGTCATCGTCACCGGCCTGCCCATCCCGAACGGGGAGATCGTTGTGTGCGTCGCCGCGCAGGGCACGACCCGGCCAGCCCTGCACGTTGACGCGGCGGGGGCGTTGCGCCTCTACGATCAGACCGTCTCGGGGACGTTCCTCCAGTTCAGCGGCACCTACCCCCTCGACACCCTGACCGCATGAGGGGGCGCAGATGACCACCACCGGCTACATCGACACGTTCGGCCGTACCGTCGCCTCCGGCCTCGGCGTGGCCACCTCGGGGCAGACGTACACGCTGCTGGGGGTGGCGGCGCAGTTCAACGTGACGCCGAACTTCGCGACGATCGCTCCGTCGTCGGGCGGCGACAAGATCGGCTACATCGACCTTCAGACCTCCGACTTCGACATCACCGGCCAGGTGTCGATGAACGCCATTCCGGCGACGGCCCTGGCGACGGTCGGGTTCGCGGGGAAGCTGCCGACGATCAGCAACTACTACAACGGCACGATGATGGTCGCGGCCGGTGGCGCGATCAGCCTGCGGTTCTCGAAGGTCGTGGGCGGCGGCCTGTCCACGATCGCGACGGTCGCGACCGGTCTCACGTACGTGGCGAACACCGTCTACAACCTGCGGTTCTCGGTCCGCTGGTCGCAGGCGCTCCAGACCAACGTGCTCCAGTCGATGCTGTGGCTGACCACGGCGGCCCCGCCGACCGGCTGGATGGCGACCGCCTTCGACGCTTCCCTGACGAACTACATCGCCGGGACGCAGGTCGGGATCATGGCCCGGGACGAGCAGGCGTCCCCGTCGATCACCGCCAAGATCCAAAACGTTGCGACGAGGACGTACAGCCTGCCCGTCCCTGCCGCCGCCGACACAATGTGCGCCGACCCGGCGTTCGCCTACCCGAAGCAGACCGCCCTGGAGACGCTGGCCGACACCGCCGACGCGGCCATGGCCACCCTCGACCCGCTCGTGTCGCTGGCCACCCTGTTCCCGCGCGTGCGGATCAGCACCACCAACTTCCAGAACAACAACGCCTTCTTCGTCTTCAACGCGGTCGAGTACAACGTCGGCACCCCCACCAACCTCGCCTACGACGCCCAGCAGCTCTACCTGGGGGTCGGGGCCTGGATGTGCACGTTCGAGGCGCAGTTCACGGACATCTTCGCCGGGACCGACACGCTCTGGTTCTCGTGGGGCGCCACCGGCGCGTTGAACGGCGTTTCCCCGGCGGCTGCCGCCCGGTCCAACCCGTCGCACACCGGCGACCATGGCGTCGGCGGTTCCGTGCACACGTCGGCGGTGTTCTACAACAGCGACCCGACGACGCCGATCAAGGTGTCGATGAACCTGACGACTCCGGTCTCCAGCAACGCCTACACGGCCACCTATGCGGCGTTGTCCGCCATCAAGATTTCGGACTTCTTCTCATGAGCGGAAATACTGCGGTTGAGGGGTACCCGTACCCGCTCGTGGCCGATTTCGCGGACGTGCAGGATGCCTTCAGGCTGGCTGCTTCCGTCGATGCGGATCTGCGCGGGGAACAGGCGCCGTTCCGGGCGTTCATGGGGCGGCCGTCGTTCATCTTCCAGCAGACGGCCAACGGATCCGGGTTTCTCTCCGGTACCGACTTCGTGAAGGCCCAGTCGATCCAGTGGGACAACACGGGCGGGGTCACTATCGGCCAAGGCTCGTGGACGCAGCCGACGTCTCAGGCGCCGTCCTGGTGGTTGTTCGGGGCGACTGTGCTGTCCGTCGCGATCTCCGGCACGCCGGTGGTGGGTGACATGGTGATGGGCGGCATCCAGGTCACCACCACCGACCAGGTGTCCGGGGTGGCGACCACCACCACCTCCTACCAGCGGTCGGATGAGACGAACACCAACGGCGAGTGGCTGAACGTCTTCACGATGGCCCCGATCTACCGGGGCAGCGCCCTGGCGGCGCTCTACCTCAACGGAAGCACCCAGAAGGGGGTCTCCGCCGGATCGACCTTCTGGGGCATGTACCTGGGACCGGTGATCTAGATGACGATGCGCAGGACTCCGTATGCCCGGCTGCGGTACCCGTGGACCGCTGACGTGGTGAACGTGGCCGACGTGCAGGCCATGGCCAGCGATATCGACGCGGGCCTGGTCGGCACGGCCAGGATGGCGAACGACTTCTCGAAGTTCGCGTCGTTCACCGGCCGCCGTAATGCCGCGCAGTCGATCACCAAGGCGACCTTGACGGCGATCACCCTCGACACGGTGACCGTGAACAATGGCGCCAACAGCCCCCTCGCCAACGCGAACTGGTGGGCGGCCGGGCAGCCGACCCGCCTCACCGCGCCGGTCGGCTGCATCGTGCTGGCGACGGCGGCGTGCGGCTACAACATCGGCTCGGCGTTCGGCGCCAACGGGGCCGTGGAGACCGCCATCGGCCTCAACGGGGGGACCGCCTGGGTGCAGGGGACGAAGTTCAACCCGGTCAGTGCGTACACCGGGCAGGTGTGGGCGTCGTGCCTGTCGATGTGGAAGCTGAACGCGGGCGACTTCCTGGAGCTGAAGACGTTCTGGACCGGCACCCCGGCCGGGCCGCTCAACATCGATACGGGTTCGCCGCCGTTCATCAGCCTGACCATGGTCGCCTTGACCTCCGTTCCCTGATCCTGTCGGTGCGCGCTGAAATAATTAGCACGGCGTACTGAGGGAACGGGGCGAAATGGTCGAAGTGAACGCGGACAATCTGCCCTGGGTGCTTATCGGCGTACTGGTGTCGGGAATGCTCGCAACGTTCTATGCGATGCTGCGCGGTGCGATCATCCCGCGCCGGGTGGCCGAGCAGTTGAGGGAAAGTGCCGAAAGGCGAGCCGAGGTAGCCGAGGCTGGGGTAACTGCCAATACTGAGACCAACAAGACGCTCGTGGACTCGGTGAAGAAACTGATGGTGCTCGCGGAGAACCAGGACAAGATTCTTAAGGCCCTGGGGGAGCGGGCGGCCCGGGATCACACTCAAAGACGGGGTGGTCCCTCGTGAGGCTGTTGTGGCGCAAGCGGTTCCGGAAGGCCGACGAAGCTGTGCGGGCGGCCGAGCAGTTGCGCGACCTGGCCCAGGACCAGCAGCGCGAGGCCGAGTCGATGACGGCCCGGGTGGATGCAATATCGGCGTCCCTGCGGAAGTTGCACTCGGACAACCACTTCGGCCCGATGATCGACAAAGCGCTGCGAGGTTCCGAGTGACACCTGACCTGCTGGGCACCATTGGGGTCTACCTGTCTGCCATCGTCTCCACCGTCGGGTTCGTCGCGTTCGTCAGCCTGGCCCGTTTCTGGCGGTCCCGGGGCGGCTGGCACGTCTTCTGGTTCATGCTGGTGATCACCTGGATTCTCGACCTGATCGTGGTCCGGCTGATCCTCGGCGACGCCCCCTGGTTCGCGTGGCTGCGGGCCGCGTCGTTCGCGTTGGGCCTGCCTGCGGTGCTTGGCTGGCGTCTCTGGATCATTTTCGATCTTCAGTTGCGCAGCAGGTACCGGAATCTGATGGCGTACGGTGGGCACCGACAGCAGACGGACAAGGAGGAGGAGAACAGTGCAGCCTGAACAGGGCAGCGACATCGAACTGGCCGACTTCACCACTGCCACCACCGACGACGGCGGCGGCAATTACGAGCAGTACGTCGGCGGGGACCTTCCGGCCGGGTTCGACCCGTTCGAGGACTACCCGGACGACGAGGGCGTCACCCACGAGTACCTGCCTGCCCTGGTGCCGGTGCCGATGGCGGCCACGACCGTGCTGGCGCACAACCTGGACGTGCGTCGGCAGAACGTGTGGGCCTGCTGGGGCCACGACGTGCAGGTCGGGTGGATCGGCGACGCCGCGCACCAGTCGCGGTGCTCCGACCACAACCGGGACTCGATGGGCGTGGTGCACGCCATCGACGTGATGGTGACCGGCTCCCGGGCGGCGGCCGTCGTCAAGGAAGCCCTGGCACATCCGGGCGACCTCCAGTACGTGATCCACAACCGGACCATCTGGACGGTCGGGAACAAGTGGCAGCCGAAGTCGTACACGGGCTCCAACCCGCACACGATCGAGGTGCACCTGTCCGGCCGCCACGGCGCCGCCCACGAGTCTTCGTCCACGTGCGTCGGCTACGACCTGAAGGCCCAGGACTCGACGCCGCAGTTCAACCTGTGCCCGAAGCCGGTCAAGCCGCCGGTCCCGAAGCCGCCGGTCCCGAAGCCGGTGCACGCGCCGGGCACGCGGGTGCTGAAGA